TAAGTGGCCCTGGTTGTTTTCCCTTTTCAGTGACAGCATAACCCCTTGGTGATTCTGTTATTTGGAAGTTTTTTGTCTGAAAAAAGGGCTTATTTGTACTGCTACCAGAAGTAAACTCCCCGCCCTCGTTGCGCGGGTGCTCCTCTTCCTTAAACTCCGCGTCACGGGTCGCGCGGCGCCACAGCGCCTGGAACAAGGGACGCAGGCCGCGCGCCACGGCGCGTCGATCGTCCTGGGTTTTGCGCGCCCTGCGATCCGCGTGGCTTGCCAACGCCGCGCCCAGCGCGCGCAGGCCCGCGTCCCTTGTCTCGGGCGCCGGGGCGGTCGACGTCCACAGCCGTCTGACCGTCGCGCGCACCGCGTCCGTCACCGAGCGCTGCGCCTCCAGCTCTTCGGGAGCTGCCTCGGGCTCAATGTTTTCCTCCGCGCCCTCGCCGGGCGGGAGCTGAAGCGGCTCCTCGCTCCCGGCGCCCAGCAGGCCCTCCATCCCGGGCTGCGCGATGTCGTTCGTCGCCTCAGCAATGTCCTCGTCGGTGATGTTCGTGCCGAAGCCCGTCACGTCAGCCGCCTGCTTAATCTCCTGGAGGCACGTCCGGCGGCCGATGATACCCGCGTTGAACAGCGCCGTCACGGATGCTGTCATGCCGTTCGCCAGCTCCGCCATCTCCTTGTTTGTCAAGGTCCGCGTCGGAAGCCAGCGGTAGTCAAAGTCGTCGGGAATCTCCCCCAGGGTCGACATCGCGATCACCGGCAGCAGCTTGTCGAGCTGCGGCGAAACCTCCCGCGCCTGCTTCGACGCCAGCAGCCCGTGGTAGAGGTACTCGTCCCCCTCGTTCGACTGGCTCAGGCCCGTGGGCGTGCGCCCAAACAGGCGGCTGAACGGGTACTCGGTCGCGCCGCAGATGTCGAGCATGAACGACTGGTACACGTCGTTGATCCCCGGGAAGCTGTACTGGTGAGTCTCCAGCCCGCCCTTCTCAGGAAGTATCAGCATGCTCTGGTTTGAGATCAGCTGGTTCTGCACCTGGAGCGCCGCCATCAGGCGCTGCGTCGCGAGGCCCGATGACCCAGCCCCCGCGAGGAGCTGCGCCAGGTCAGGCTGCTTGTAGGCCAGGATGTTCGCCCGGAAGATAAGGTTCGCGATGTTCCAGCTCGTGTTATCCCGCTTGCGCAGCTCCTCGTAGATGATCTCGTAGACCGAAATCCCCCACATCTGCTCGACCTGCTTCTCCCAGTTCGGGAGGTCGCCGCCGATGAACCGCAGGATGCGCGAGCAGTGCACGTTGAACGTTCTAGTCGGGGACTGCGTCGTGACCTGGTAAAACTCAGGGAGCCCGAAGTCAGCGCAGTTCTCCACGTCGTCCACGCGCTTCGCCCCCGGGTAGATCCCGCTCCAGCGGTCGAACACCAGGAGCCCGCGGTACGTGTCGAGGCCCACGTCGTCGTAGTCCAGCGGCTGGTCGAGGATCTCCTCGTGCCCCTTGATGATGATCAGCGCCGCCGCCCCGCCGAACAGGCGCCCCCACTTCAGCGCCCGCAGCAGCGCCGCGTTGGTCTGCGTCTTTCGAAGAACCTTATCAAACTTGTCGATCTGCTGCGGCGTCGCACCGCTGGTCAGCGCGTAGCCGTTCTTCAGCATGTCCTCGGCCATGCAGTCCACGATCTTCCGCGCGATCCAGTTCGACCGGTAGAGCGACTGCATCAGCACGTAGTTGCGCGTCAGCCGCGTCAGCGGGTAGGCCGTCGACTCCAGGAGCGACGGCGTGCCGAGCCCCATGCGCGCCAGCGTATTGACGAAGGCGTCGAGCGTCTGCGCGTCGACCGTGTTCAACGGCTGCGATCGCGTCAGCGAGGGCGCGACCTGCCGCGCTACGCGCGCATCGAGGGCCGCCGCGTCCTCCAGCAGACGCTGCGCCTCCGACGCATCCACGGTCGGAACGTCCGCCAGCATGATCCGATTATCCATTTCGCACCGTCACCGTCGCCTTCTCCTCCCAGTGCGCCACGCCGGCGCTCGTGCTGTTCGCGTCCACCACCAGCGTGTAGTTCGCACCCAGGGTCGTCGCGAGGTCCGTACCCAGCACCACCGTCTGGTATACTCCTGCCCCCTCGTGTACGAGAACGACGCCCGTCAGCCCCGCCACGGGTGCGCCGCCGTAGCCGTTCACGCGCCCCTGGTAGAGCGTCGCGGTGACCAAGGCGTCCGTCACCGGGTCACCCGTCACCCCGTTCACCACCGGCCCCCACTGAAGTGTCTGGTCGTTCCCCAGGGTAAACACGAACGTGAACGGCAGGATCATGCTGACACCCCCGCTCCCTGGGCGATCAGGTTCGGAACCAGGCTCGCCCGCGCGCAGACGAGGCAGTTGATCTCCCGCATCTCAAACGCGTAGTCGGCACCGCGAACGTAAACGTTCCACCCCTGGTCGTTCTGGTCGCGCAGCCTCACCCCGATGGGCTGGTCGGTGAAGGCGACCGGCGAGTTGAAGAACGTGCCGTCGTCGTTCACCCCCACCTGCCACGCGAGGCTCACGCCGTCGCTCAGCTCGAGGGTGATCGCCACCCCCGCCGCGGGAGTGGCGTTCAACGCCGGGGTCCCGTCCGCGGCCACGTACACCGTGACCGCCCAAACGGTTAAGTTCTCCGACCTAAGGTAGAGGCTCATCAGTGAACGATCGCGCTGTTAAACCTACCGCTGTTGATGGTTTTGACCACGTTCGACGTGGCGAACGTGTAGAGCGCCCCAAAGTTCGAGTTACACCGCTCCTGGCTGACGATACCCGCGTCGCTCTCCGACCGCGGCGCGGCGTAGTAGGTCACGCCCGCGCCCGCGTTGTTGATCACCACCACGTGCTGCCACGTCCAGTCGTTGACCTTCGTGTTCAACGTCGAGTCGAGCGAGAGCTGCGCACAGTTGTTCGGGTCCGTCCCGTACGCCACCCAGTTATGCGGCGCCGACTCCGGGGTAAGCCAGGTGAACGTGCACCCCACGGAGTTACAGTTTGAAATCACGGGAGTCCCCACCCGCGCTCCCCCGGAGACGTTGAAGTTAAACGGGTACGTCGCGTCCCCCACGGTCGAGGCGATCGTGCACGGCCACGCCTCCCCGCTGTTGCACGGGTTCGAGTCCTGGAACACCCCGTAGGGCGCGTACACGTGCCCGTTGACGGTCGTGACGCGCGCCCCGTTGCGCACCTGAAGGTAGTCGTAGTAGTTCCGCTGCTGCCCCAGCGCCTTAGGCGCGTACACGCTCGACGGGCTGTTGAAGGCGTTCCCAAATACCAGGTCCCCGCGCGTGCGGTACGTCGCGTTCGAGGTCAGCGCGTACAGCCACGCGAACGGGGTCGCGTTCAGCAGGTTCAGCTCGGTCGTCGTGTAGTCGAACGGCATGAACGGCGGAAAACTCGCCCCCGTGTAAAGAAAAGCCGCCGGGTCGCCCGCGTTGTAGCCCGTTGACCCGCAAACCGCCCCCGGTGTCGTGCACCACTCGTGCGCCCACGACCAGTCCAGGTACGCCTTCACCGCCGTGGGAATCTCAGGGTGATAACGGTTGAATAGTAGCTCCTTGTTGTAGTAGTTGATCAGCGACTCCACCAGGAGGCCGTTGTACAGCGTCTTCGCCGCCGTCCCCAGCACGAAGCTGTTCGACTGGTAGTCCACGTCCGCGTAGCTGCGAAGGTTAATCGCCTCTTCTAAAATAGCCAGCTGCGAGTCGACCCGCGTCTTCTCCATGACGTCAGTAGTGCCGTTGATAAGGTCGCCGGCGTCGGAGTACTGCAGCATGTCGCTCACGAACCGCACGTCAAACCCGTCCGCCACCACAGCGTACTTGTAAGCGTTGGGAAGCGCCGCCCCTGTGCTTGTGTAGAACTGCGCGAGAGCGTTCGCGTCGTTCGCCACCACGGCGCTTCCCCCGCCGCACCCGGCCTGCGTGCTCCCCTTGCACTTCAGGTCGTTCGTGCGGTAGTAGTCCATCAGCATCGAAAAGTTCGTCGTCGCCGACCACTGCTGAAGATAGTTAGGGGACACCTGTAAAAAATTCCGAAACGGGTCTAGGTTCGCCTGCGCGCACTTGTAGTGCATCTGCGATGTTCCCACGTTGAAGTAGCTGGTGCCGTTCGCGTCGCTTACCGTCGACCCCCACGCCGTCGCCGACGCCCAGCTGGGCGCCGTCCCCGCGGAGGTCGACGCGCCGTTGATTCCCCCGATCGCTCCCCCGCCCGTGGGAAACGTGTAGTAAACGTAGCCCCCACTGTTCCCCGTCACGGGCTTGATAAGCGTCCCGTACGGGTACGCGTGGTTCGCCTGCCAGTCCATCGCGACCGCCCCTACGAGGTCCCCCTGGCCAAGCTCCTCGCGCGAGCCATCGTAGTAGTAGAGCCCGACGTTCGACGCCGGGTAGGCTCCGTTGTCCAGCACGCCCTGTGAGTAACGCCACAGCTGCCCCACGTTCGTCGCAGCGCAGTAGTCCCAGGAAAAGTAGCCCATGAACCCCTGGGAGTTCACCTGGTTGTTGATCGCAGGAAACGAGGTCGCCTTCATCTCCGAAAAGGTCGGCGATGCCAGCACGGTAAACGCGTAGTTCGCCGCCGCGCCTGCGCCCACATCGACACCTCCCGTGATCCCCTGCATCGTAAGCTTAAACGTGTACGCGCCGGGTGTCGTCGTCCCGCTCGTCGTCTTTACCCAGACAAAGTTCTGCGTCGTGTAGCTCGGCGTTCCCGTCCCGTTGTCGAACGAGTCGAGCCCCACCTGGTAGTCAGCCGCGTAGTCGCACGGAGCGGTGGGCCCGCAGGACGTGGCGGTGTAAAGGTAATCCGTCGATGGGGACCCCGACTGGTAGCTGAGCAGGCTCGTAACAACCCAGAACGAAACGCCGTCCACGCAGCTCCCGCCGTGGGTGGTCAAGGCGCACGTGTGGTCCGACCCATCGTTGAGAATCGCCTGCTTCAGGTAGATCTGGCTCGTGGCGACACCCGCCACCTTCGCGGTCGCCAGCTGAATTGGAAACGCGTGCCCCAGGTAAACGCTGGGAGGACCAAACGTGTAGAGCCTCAGGTCGTAGGAGCCCGCCGGGTTCGCCTCCACGGGGGTCAGCGGCATGAGCATTCCGCCCCCGCCCACGATGTCCACCAGGTGCCCGAGGGTCGCGTAACCACCCGTGTCCGTGCGGATGGACGCCACCCAGAAGCCCCACACCTGGTCGAACGCGCTGTTGTACGCATCCACCAGGGGGAACACCTTCTTAACCTTCACCGCGTGCGTGGTCACCGAGTCCCCCGCCGCTCCGGTCAACGGGCACGGGTCGACGACGGCGCAGGCCCAGCGCTCCGGGTTGATCCCCAGGCTGTTGTAGATGTTCCGCGACATCACCACGCGTGAGTCGGAGGCGTGCGCCGACCGCCAGCCCACGCAGACCTCGGTCGCGTCCGCGGGCGCGCAGCCCGTGATCGCCTTGTACGTCGAAACGTCGGGCGCCCAGTAGAGCGTCGTGTTCGCCCCGTACGCCTGCGCCAGCCCGGGCGTGATGGTCAGGGTTACCGGCCCGGCGCCCGTCGCGGTCACGATGCGGTAAAGGTCCGTGTGGTTCGAGTTCTGTGACAGCGTAAACCTGCTCCCCACGGTGGGCGCGTTCGTTCCCGCCTGGATGACAATCGTCGTCGTGCCCGCGTTGTACGACGCCATCAGCATCCAGCCCACGGCGCCGTCCTGGTTCGTCAGCTCCACGTTGTTCGTGTTGTTAAGGTCCTGCGCCCAGGCGCAGCCCATGCTCAGCAACAGAACCCCGAATGTCGCCGTTAAACGTAAGCGCATGCTCAGTTGACGATTAGGTAGCTAAAGCACGCCGGGTTGGTGGCCGGCGCCGCCACGAGCCCGATCGTAAAGCTTGTTCCCGCCGTGCGCGCGGTCACCACGGGTGACCCCAGCGTAAGCGGCGACGTGGTATCACAGGTCACGCCCAAACGCGCGCCCAGGCTCTGGTCCTCGGTAAGTAAGATCTGACTGTTCGCCGTCACGGCGGTCGTGTCCACCACCACCGTCGTCGCGCTCGCCGCAACGACCACGGCGCCACTCGTGGCGGCGCCGCAGACCGCGGGGCTCCCCGCGCTGGCGCAGTTCGCCGTTTGGTACCCGGTGATCGCCGTATGCGTAAACGTTCCGCCGCTGTACGCGCAGACGTGCGTCGCGTCGCCGCACGGGCTGGGGATCGCTACCGCCGTCGGCGCCGCTAAGCTTCCCGTGCCGTTCATGACGATCGTGTTTGCGGCCTGCTTCGCAAAGTTCGCCAGCGGAAGCGCGTTGTACGCAAACAGCGAGTCGGTCCAGGTGCACGTGCTCAGGGTACAAGAAAGGTACATCAGGTCGTTCCCGGCGGGCGCCCCCACCGGGGCGTTGAGAATATAGTTGCTCGTCGCCTTCGTCCCGAGGGTCGTCATGCCCCCGCTCGCGCCGTTAAATAACGTCAGCGTTCCCGAGTGCGTTGCGTCCCCCAGGGTCGGCGTGCGCGTCAGCGCGGGAGTCGTGCCCGCGAGGATCATGCCCGCGGAGCCCGCCACGTCCAGCGTCGTATTCGAGGATGTTCCCCCCACCACGACCGTTGCGTTCGGACTCGTGATCGTGTCACCACCCGCCCCGGCAGGTGTGTCACAGCCCGTGCCGCCCGAGCCCTGGTAGGGATAGCACTTCGCGCCCACCGCGGCGACGGCCGACAGTGGGCTCCCGCCTAAAACGTAGCCCGACAACGTCGTCCCCGTGCCCGTGCCGCCCTGGCCTACGGGAAGCGCCGCCGACAGGTGCGTCGCGTTCACCGTCGGGTTCGGATAACTCCCGCTAAGGTCCCCCGACGCCGCGCCGTTCGGCGGAAGCGCCGTGGGCGGCGCCCCCGCGTCGGTCAGCTGAATGATGTTCGTCGAGACGGTCACCCCCACGAGGTCCCCCGTCGTCGGGGGCGTCGCGAACCCCTTGACGATGCTCGACGAGATCGCGCCCGACGCCCAGGTAGTGAAGGCCCCCGACGCCCCGTTGTACTCTGTCAGCGTCCCGGAGTGCGTTGCGTCCCCCAGGGTCGGCGTGCGCGTCAGCGCGGGAGTCGTGCCCGCGAGGATCATGCCCGCGGAGCCCGCCACGTCCAGCGTCGTGTTTGTCGGGGTTCCGCCCACGGTCAGGGTGCCATTCGGGGTCGTGATCGTGTCGCCCCCGCCGCCCCCGCCGCAGCTCTGCTGCGTCCACGTGTTCGTCGAGGAGCACTCGTAGAGGTTACAGCCCGCGGTCGCGTCAGTCGCGAAGTACAGCTGGCTTACCGAGCAGGTCGCGGGCCTGCTGGCCGCTAGGCCGTACAGAAACGTATTCTGAAAATCGGAGCTTCCGTCGTTGTTGTGTCCCAGGCCCACCAACGCCGGGCTGTTGTGGTTCAGCGCGAGCACCGAGCTATCAAGCAGCAGGTTGCCGTAGATGGACTGCGTGCCCACAGAGTTGGCGACGTCAGCACCGCCGCTGTCCCCGTTCCGGGTCGATGCCGGGTCCACGTTGGTTACGATCGCGGTCGCGCCCCCCGCGGTGTACACGCCCCACGTGTGGTTCCCACCCGAGGGCGTCAGGTTCCAGTACGGGTGATCCACCTTGAGAACGGCCGTCGAGGCCGATGACGGGCAGCCCGCCTGGTTCATCTGGTACGCGTGGGAGCCGGTGACCGCCCCGGTGTTGATCGACGTGATTCCGGTAAAGCTGTACACGCTGTTGTTCGGGTACGCCCCGGTCGAGCAGTCCAGCCCCGCGAACTCGTCATCGTTCGAGACGAACGTGCTGTCGCTACCGTACACCGTATTCTGCTGCGTCCCGCCGTTCCGATACACGACCACGTCAGCCTGGCCAACCGCGTACAGGTTCGTAAACTTAAAATTTTTCGTCGGGGCCGTGCTGTCGCCGCCGATGGGAGCGGTCAGGCAGCTTGTGGTCGGGGTTATGTAACCCACCCCGTGGGTAAGTAAGTTCGTGGTGCCGTTCGTGTTCAGCAGGTACGACGACCCACCGCAGGACGCTGATCCCGTCACGATCTGCGCCTGGTAAGGGTTATCGCAGATCGAGTCGACCGTAACGTTTTTTAAGCCGCTCAGGCTGGGGAGCAGCGCGGAGCCGCAGTCGTACAGCACGGACGCCGGGTTCCCGCAGCTTAACGTAACGGTGTCGCCGCTCGCCAAGGTTCCGAACGCCATCGCGGTCAAGAGGGCCGTACAGCGGTCGGCGTTCGTGTTCGTGGCCGCGTCGTAAACCGTAGGAGACCCCGTCGCGTGGTAGACGATGACCCCGCCGTTCACCAGCCCTGGACCTGCCTGGATCGTGGACGTGGGCCCTGTAGGGGAGGTGATGGTCACGCCACCCGTGCCTACCAGCGTAGTAATTCCAGCGCCTGCGCTGCCTGAATAAGGGCATTCACCGCCGACGCCCAACAAACAGTGCAGCTTATTGTCGCTTCCCAGGTAAAGCCCGAAGTCGACGCCCCCGTCCAACGTTGGTGTCCCGGACTGCTTCCAGCCCTCCCACAGGGAGGGCGTCGCGCTCGACCCGACCTGAACGCCCGCGTCGAAGTAGGTCTCCTGCGCAAAATGCTGGCCCGACGCGTTCAGAAACGCCTTGGAGGCCAGGTCCGCGGGTAGGTTCGTCACCTGACTCTCCGCGATGTTCGCGCTCAGGCCCCCGGCCGTCCCCGTCGTGCTGGCGGTGTTGTTCGGGATGTCGGCCGACTGTAGCACGGGAAGCTGCGCGTGTGGAAGCGTCCCCGTCGTGAGGTCGGACGCCGACCCGGAGGTCGCGACCGCCGTCAGCGCGGGCTTGTTCTTAATAAACGACCCGCCCGACGCGGCGTTCCAGTCAACGTACGCCGCCGCGAGCCCACCCGCCGTCCCCGTCGTGTTCGCGCCGTTGTTTGGAATGTCCCCCGACTGTAGCGCGGGAAGCTGCGCGTGGGGAAGCGTCCCCGTCGTAAGGTCCGACGCGCTGATTGTCACGTTCGAGGTCAGCGCGTGCCCGTTGACGGTCAGGCTTGAGGGCACCTTTCCGTTCAGCTGCGTCTGAACGCTCGACGTCGGGTCGAGGTACCCAAACGTCGTGGGCGTGACCCCGTCCACCGTCTTGTTCGTCAGCGTCTGCGTGTCGGTCGTTCCCACGATCGCCCCCGCGGGAAGCGTCGGCTTGTTCGCAATCGACGCCCCGCCCGAACCAGCGTTCCAGTCGATATACTGGCTGGTGAGCCCGGCGGCCGTCCCGGTGGTCGACTGGTTCCAGGTCGGCGCCTCCGACAGCTTCAGCTTCGCCGACGCGTCTAGCCCGGCGTACCCTGACGCCGCGTCCTTCGCCGCGACGTTCTCCGGGGTGTAACCAACGTAGGACGACACGCTCGGCAGGAAGTTCGCGGGGAGCGGGTTCAAGGCGTTGTACGTCGCTCCCCAGGACTGCGACCCCGTGTAGGCCGGGACCCCCGCGTTCGCGGGCCAGGACTGCGAGCCCGCGCAGGAGATCGAAAACGCCGGAGCGGTGCCTGACACGGTACAGTTGACGAAGTTGAGCGTCCCCGCCGTCGACAGCGTTCCGTAATCGACCCCATTGTTCTGGAAACCGATCGACGCGACCCCCGACGACCCGCCGCCAAACAGCGGCTTCCACGTGTAGGTGTTGTCCGTATTTTCCGTACACACCTGCGCCACGTCGGCGACCCCCGACCCGCCGCGCACGAAGTTCATAAGACCCGCGTTGGGGTGCGTGTTGTCGCAGTTCGCCGCATAGTTCTTCAGGGTAAGCTGCGTGAACGTGTTCAGCGCCGTAAAGTTGTTCGCGCCCTCGCGCACCGCCGTCGTGTAGGTCTGGGCGAGGGCCAGAAGGGGCAGCCAAAGGAGCAGCAGGGTAAGCTTCGTCTTCATCTTTTTAAGGTATGCACACCTTGTACTCACACGGCCACTGCCAGCCGTGATAGGTTGGGTGGTCCGCGTTGTCCGAGTAGCCCGACGCACCCACCGCAACTCCTGGCGAGCCGTCCGGCTTCTGAAACAGGACGTTATTTCCGCTGAAGCCCGTTACGATGCCGCCGATCGCCGTAGGAACGAAGATGTCGCCTACCTGGATTTCGCGTCCGTTGAGGTCTGTCATTTACGCTTCGCCTCCTCCTCGATGCGCTTGTCCGCCTCCTGGAGGTCGTGGATCTCCTGGTCCACCGCCCGCCAGTGCTCCAGCGCCACATCCTTGTTCATCTTGCCGTCCTGAAGCACGATGATCTCCTGCTGCTGCTGCGCCACCTGGTCCATCACGCCGCGAATCTGGATGATTCCGCCCAGCGCGGGGATGATGAGCGACAGCGCCCACGCGATGAGAATCTGCCAGCCCGCGAACCGAGGCTTATGGTTTTCCCCGAGGGACCGCCTCACGACCTCGGCGATCTGGCCAAGCTGAAGCTCGGTAAACACAGGAACGGCGTGGTTCGACGACGAAGTTACGCGGGGGTTCACCTCGTCAGCTCCCCAGTCCAATCGCTACGTTTGCCGTCATCAGGCTACATCCTCCTACTTAATTCGCAAGCCCGAGTCCACCCAGCTCCCACCCGAGCAGGAGCAGCCCGTTCCCCGGCACATGCTCCCCGCCGACGCCCCGCCCGAGCAATAATACAGGATATTCGTCCCGCCCGCCTTGACGTAGTAGCCGCTGACCGTCCCATTGTCGGCGTGGATCGACGCGCCCGCGCCCGCGGATCCCGATGAGTCGACGAAGATGTCGGCGGTCGTGTCGGCGGGGACGGTATACGGCGTGGCGTGGGTCGTCGTGTCGGTGTACGTGACGACGTTGTAGCCCGAGAAGCTCCCGCCGATGTTCGTCCCGCTGCAGGGCAGCGCCAGCGCCACCTGGTACCACGTCGCGCCGTCCGCCGAGACGATGAGGTCGGCGGACTGATACCACGGGTAACAGACGAACGTGACCGTGTTGTTCGGCGAAGCGTTTCCATTCGTAATGTGGGCCGACGCCCCCGGCTTCGTTCCCAGGCCGTTGTCGTGCCCCACGATTTCGTAGTAAACGGTCGTCGACCCCGTCGTGTTGGGCAGGATGGTCGGCGCCGCGATCGCGTTCGCCTTCCCGGTCACGATCCGCCCGTTGAACCCGGTGCCTCCGTTCAACGTGTTCCCGGCGAGGGTCCAGAGCTTACCCGCCCCGACGATCACGCTTCCCGTGGTGTTACAGTCCTGGTCGCCGCAGTAAAAGTAGCCCGCCAGCGTGCTAAGGCTCACCGTCGGGTACGCCGTCGTGTCGTTGTCCGTCCAGTTGCAGTACTCGTTCGGCGCGTTAGCGGGGGTCAGCTCCTCGCACGCGCTAAATGAGCTCAGGACGCCGCCCGACACATGGGTTGGCGTCGACACCGGCCCGACCTTGCTGCTGTCGCTCGTGAACAGCGCATCGGCCGCGGCGCACGGGTACGCGCCCCGCGAGATGATGACGTTGCTGTAGCCGCCCATGTACTGTCCTGTGGCCGCGGCGGTCGCTTCCGTCCACGTCAGGTAGTTGTAGTGCGCGCTGTCGATCTGGTCAGCCGACCACGCGCCAGGGGCGGAGCAGGAGATGGGCAGCGAGTACCCTGAGTTGGAGTCGACGAAGCGAAACCAGTAGCACGCGCCCGACGGGCTTCCTGTCCCCACGTGCGTAACGGTCGCCGGGCACTGCGTCGGGTCGGGGAGCTGGTACGTGTTCAGCCTTCCCTGGGTGACGAGACCCCCCACCGCGTCATACATCAGCACCGGGACGGAAAAATCAGCCTGCCCCTTGGTCGTCGGCCACGGGCTCAGCCAGGGGCGGTACGTCAGCTGCTTTGAGTAGCTGGGGTCGGAGGGCGTTCCGTCGGGCTTTAGGAAAATCCAGTCGAGCTCACCGGTGTTCTGCATCTGCGTCTTAAAGTAGCGGTAGGTCGCGCTCCCGCCGCCCACGGTGACCGGGCCCTTCGTCAGGAGGCTGGGAAGCGCCTGCCCGCCCGACAGGTAAGAGTCGAGCGAAAGAAAATTCTGGTTCACGACCGTGTCCCAGTTCGCCGCGTTGTGCGACGGAAGCGTGAGCCCCAGGTTGGGCGTGGTGCTCTGCGCCCCCGCGGCGAGCGCCGCGAGCAAAAATAGGATAATGCACATTATTTTCACGGCCGCGCAACCATCCTTCCACCAAGAATTTTTCGCGTGTTTTGGAGGTACGGGTACTGGCCCTCTTTGAGCAGGTCGGAAGCCGTGACCGTGACCATGCCACCAACGTTCTCGAAGATCATTCGCGGCGAGTTTGGCATCTTAGTTCACCGGCTGAACACTCAGCCCTACAAGCTGTATTGCTGTACCCTGCGCTCCGCCGAAGGTGCTGCCCGTGAGTGTAGGCGTTCCGCTGCAAGTCGCCGTTCCGCTATGTACGGTCGCACCCGTCACAGATGTGCAGGCGTAGCCCGTGTTGGTGATCGTAATCGCTCCCGGTGTCCCGCCACTGACTGCAATAGTGCCAGACGCCCCGGTGCAGGTCGGCGTAAAAGTGTCGATGGTGCAGGAACCCGTTCCCGAGAACGATCCGCCAGAACTGTAAGTGGTAGTTGAAAGGCCAGTCGCGGAGAAGAACAATTCGACTTGGGCATTGTAGCTGCCCGTTCCGGGTGCGGTCGGCTGCGCTGTAGCATTGACCGTTCCGGCGGTAGACGACGGCATGACGATAGCCGTGTAATCCGAAATAACGTGACCATCGGCTGCAGCGGTTGCCGTCTCCTGAAAGGTTACTGATGCTAGGTACTTCGTTATAGCATTACCGAGCGCCATCGTCTGCTGCGGATTGACCGCCAGCGTACTCCCGTTGTACAGACGCAGAGTGAGCGTAGGGGCGGTAGTCGGAGTCCAGATGGCAAAATCGGCGCGTATCAGCAGTTGCTTGCCGGCAGAAGTAAAGTAGTTCGCGCTTACCGGGTAGTTGGTAGCAAACGTGGCAATCGTGCCACCACTAATGGGGTCCGTTACGTTAGGACAGCTCGTCGCGCCACCAATAAAAGTTACTGAGGTATCGCCTGCGTGCGCACTAATACAGTCACTGGATGGAACCTGCACGTTTGCCGTCTGCGCCAGCGCCGCACCTACCGGAATAATGGGAAGCTGATTCCACGTTCCGGGGGTTCCGGCGGAAACACACGTCCACCCGGCCACGCCGCTCCCAGCCGGGGCTGTGTTCCAAACCGTATCGCCTACGTTGTGTGCTCCGCTAATGGGCACCGCCGTTCCATAGGAGACATTGAACCATGTCGTGCCGCCACTCTTCGCCGTCCACGCGGAGGCGTTCGTGCCGTCCTTGAAGGTCGAGCCCGCAACCACGGCGTTCGACGGAAACATGGCCGTGGTCAAAGCTAGAGCGTTTTGCGTCAGGCCATCAATCAAGATCGTCGAGCCAGAACCTGCATAGACCGGGCCGACGTAGTTAGTGGTCGTGCCACCCGTAATTGAAACCGTTCCACCCTTGATGTTAAGAACGCTGCCAGTCGTGCCGGACAGGTTATAGCCGTAGACCATCTGCGTCGTGCTCAGATCATCATGGATGTCATTGTTCTCCATGTACTGAGTCAGCGCGTTGCTGGGGTTGTATTCGTAGATACCCGCACGGTACGCCGAGGTCACGGTTGCAGACTTGGCGGAGCCGCAATTAAACAAATGGTTGTTCTTGATGACTGCGTTTGGGGTCGTTGCGGCGTTCCAGAAACATGCGCCCGTTGGGTTTATCGCCGTATTGCCATCGAACACGAAGTGAGTAACGGTAGTGCCGTTCACATCCATCAGTCCGAACGCCTGGCCTCCAGTAACATAGGTGGTCTCGCTTCCCGACTGCGCATCGTAGCCGTCGTACTCCACGAGGTTGCCTGTCCACGACATGCTCTCGATGGGCAGGTTCGTAGAGCCGTCCGTATAGATGCCGCGTGGGTAGCCAGTCAGCGCTCCGCCGTTGCTTGGCTTAGTTGTCCACGAGGCGTTGGCGATCTTGATGTTGTTATTCGCTGCTATGACGTTGTGCAGTCCGTATCCAGAATTATGAGAGCTGTACGTTTCAGAAATGAGACGGATGCCGTTGTAGAGGTCTTTGCCGACATTGTTCGAGACGTTGATGAGCACACTGTCGGTAATAGCTACGCCCGTCACGTTCATAAACTGATAGAAGCCCACTGCGTGGTTTCCCTGAATGACTGTGTTGCCACTGTGAGTCTCAATCGCCGCCACACATCCGGCCTTGTTTATCGCGCAGAGAAAGTGATTGTTCGTAATAGAAACATCGTCATTCGTGGTGTAGACGATGGAAGAGTCGAACCAATACGTGCTCCCCGAAGTGTTGACCGAGAAAATGTTGTTATCTATGACGGTGTGATCGGTGTGGAGCGAGAAGGCATTGGCTGTAGCTAGGTCTATCAACTGCGAGTTCAGCACGCGGTTGTTGCTTCCCGAGGAGGCATAGAAAATCGTGCGCCGATAAGTCCCGGTGTTCGATGTAGTAGGGTTCCCGGTTGTGTTCGCATTCACGATCAGGTTACTGAACGTGACGTTGGAATACGCTCCGCCGTTGGTGCCAAAGATGGATTGATAATCGCCTGTAGAGTCGGCAACCTTAACCCCACCTATACCTTGCCCCTCGAATGTCACACTTCCTCCCGACATAGCAATTAGATGGTCAGAAAGGTTTGAGGCTTGGGTGATGGTCACAACACATGGGAATAAGACTGTACCGGACGCGGCAATTGCGGCACTCGTGGCGGATTGCACCGCTGCCGTGCTATCCCCACTGCCGCATGTTGCGCCATAGCCAACGACATTGAAAGTGCTTCCGGCTCCTCCTGCTGTGGCCTGACCCCACGTACCTGTTCCTGCCGTGATGTTCTGGCACGTCCACAACTGCCCTGTGGAGTTGACGAGGTTCCCCGGCGCTCCCTGTGGGCAACTCCCCGAGGGCGCGGCCGCCACAGTAATCACCGCGCTAGGCGGAAAATTCGGGTTCGGGCCGGGAAGCGCCTTCGCCGCGGCGCTCAGCACGGCGGAAAGGTCCTGCGTCGCGCCGTTTATCGTCGCGACGACCGACGCGCAGTACTGCCCGGTGCTGTCGCAGAAAGCGATGGTCCACGTGGTGTTCGCGGGCGTGATCCCCGCCGCCGACCAAAGGCGCTGCGTAAAGCTCCCGCCGCCGCTCAGGATGCCGCTGTAGTACTGCGGGGTCACCGCGCCGTCGCCCACGAACGTCGCGCGATCGACGCCCGTGTTGAGCGTGGCGGTCCACGTCCCGCCCGCGTACGCCTTCCCGTTCGGGTCGACGATCGTCGCACTGACCGTGGTGTACTGCTGCGCCCGCGCGGCCAAGGAAAGTAAAAACAGCGCGAGGAGCAAAAGCCTAGATCGCACGCCTTACCGCCTCCTCGTTGGCGCCCAGCCTCTCCATGAACCTCGCAAACTCAGTTTGGGCGCGGGCGCTCCTCGACCTGCGCTTTACGTTCGATGTCTTCGCCCCCTCCGCGTCGAGCGTCTTCGCGTTCGCGGGCGGAACGACGGGGGCGACGATCTCCAACCGAAGCGCGATCACCCCGTCGCTGGGGGTCACCTCCCGCTGCAGGCGCTTGAAGCGCGCGGAGTCGACGCCGAACGCCCGCACCATCTCATCGAGGTAGGCCAGGAGAAGCTTTTCGTCCTTCGTCATGCCTGCTGTAGCCTCCACGGCGCCAGCTTCGTGTGTACGCCGTACCGAAGGCAATCCTCCGGGTCGTCGTCCTTCTTCAGCGGCTGCTCCACCCCGCGCGCCGCGGCCTTTTCGTCCCACTGGTAGTTCGGCAGGTGCGCGACCAGGACGGGACAGTTGTCCTTGTGAATCCTGATCAGGCGCCGCGTGAGCGCTGACGACACGGTGCGGATTCCGTCCATCACGTCGTTGTTCGCAATACAGTACCAGATTCCACGCTGAACGAGCTCCGCCTCGAACGACGCGCACTCCGGGGGAAGAATCACCTGCGCGTCGGGCGCGACGTTCTTGTTGCCCGGCTCCCAGCGGCCCGTCGCGTGGTTGAAGCGCGCGTGAAGAAACTCCTCCAGGTCGTCGGCGTACTGGGCATCGGTTTTTTGGCGCACGGTCTGCTGCGTGTGCGAGTCGCGCGGAACCCAGCGCGCGTCGTCGTGGTCGAAGGTCGACGCGTGCGAGTCCCACACGTACTCACGCTCCACCCAAAGCGTCTTCCCGTCGTCGAAGATGTCGAAGTACACCTGCGGGTGGTCGGTCCCGTAGTCCACGGGCACGTACCGTTCAGCGTAGCCCCCCGCGACGAGGAGCCCCTTCGGGCGCGTCGCGTCGTCGTACAGCAAATCGTCCGACCACGAGTCGCGATAGATCGCACCCGACGCCACGACCCACCGGCCGAGGACGAAGCGCTCACGAAACACGCCCGCGTACAGCGAGTTGAGGTACGCCTTGTACGCCTCCGACACGTGCGGGTTGTCGGCGAGCGTAAAGTGCATGCTGAACAGCGTCCCAGCGTCGATCAGCTTACGGTTGTCGAGAAGCTCCTTCTTCACGTAGTGCTGCGGATTGTCGGGGTTCGTCGTGAAGTAGGCGCGCGCGTTGTCGGGCGACATGCGGTTGAGGAGCATCATCACGAACGACTTCGGCATCAACGTCAGCTCGTCGCCGATCACGCGCCCCACGGTCGCGCCGCGCACGTACTTCTCCGACCCCTCGTCCTTCGCGCCCATCACGAGCCACCGCGAGCCGAACAGCGTAAGCTCTCCCGACTGTCGGTTATAGGTGTAGTTCTCCGGCCCGATCAGCGTGAACAGGTCGTTCAGCACGTTCGTGTAGATCGTCTGCTTCGACACGCCGGTGAAGAGGCCGACGCCCCCCACGTCGTAGCGCGTGAGCGCCAATGCCTTCGGGTGAAGCGCCCAGGTCTTCGCCGAGCGCACCGCGCCGTGAAGGACGTTGATGCGCGCGTCGTACTCAGGCGGGCGCAGCGCGAAGCGCGCCACGCGCGGCGTGAACGGCTTCAGCGCAGACATAAGAAGCAGCGCGTAAAGAAAAGGTAAGGCGCGCACATTTAGCCTTCGAGCGTGATCCTACCTAGCCGACCAGCTCCTCGAGCTCCCGCCAAAAGCTTCTGCGCAACCACGAGGTTCGACTGCGCGGAGGAGTGAAAGGCGACGATCCCCACCGGCTGCGTAGCTTCCTTCGGCTCCCCCGACGAGCCCCTGCCCGCGGCAGCGGTCGAGCAGGCTTCGAAGGCGCACTGAGACGTTCGCCGAAAGTTCGTCGAGCTCGCGCGCCACGCCATGAAGCGACGCGTCGTTAGGTATCTTGGTGGGGATTGAATCGTTTAGAACGAGCATATTGATTCTCCTTCTTTGTTTGTCATTGAACCTTCGGTCCTTCCCCCGTGGAAGACGGCACATCATCGGTGGCGGGGACCGCGATCTCGCCGAACTGCCGCTCGTACTCACGCAGCTGATTCACGAGCGCCGCGCAGAACGCCTTCGCGTGCGCGGGGGTCATCACGACGTTCGCGCGCAGCGCGTGGCGCATCGCGGGCTTCGGGAACCTGACGGTCACGACCTCGCTGAGCAAAAACCGAAAGTCCCAGGCCGTGGTCTGCACCTGCGCGAAGTTACAGTACGCCGCCGCGGCGATCGCATCCCCCTCGAGGGGTGTCATTACGAACAGGTCGTCAGGCTTCGTCGTCACCAGGTTTCTCCTTCGTCAGTATAGCGTACTGCTTCCTAAACTCCGCGAGGAGGTCGTCCAAGGCGCCGCGGTCCTTAAGCTCGCCCTCGAACAGCTTGAGGTACTTCCCGAGCATCTCGAGCGCGGGCACGCGGTTCGCCAGCTTATACTTAACGATCGCCCCGTCCGAGGACACGTCGATCGCGGCGAGGGCATAGGCCGTCGTCTGGTCGAGCTCGTTGACGCGCTTGAGGGAACCGTCGAAGGCGTACACGTTGCGTGGGTCGTAGAACGCGATCCTCGCGAGGTGCCGCAGCACGTTCTCCGGCGTAACGTCGAGCGCGACGGGCTCCGCCACGCGCTCACGGCGTTCGCAGAGGGCGCGGCGCGCCTCCTTATCCTCGTCCCATCGGGTCGCGGCATGCGTTTCCGGGGGAGGATCTGGCCCGGCGCCGCGACGCCACAAAGATGGTGCAGCACCACGCCCTCTGCGCGCGTCGCCAGCGGTCGTAGGCGGAGCGTCCTTATTCTTTTCACGTTTACGGGCCACACCGTCTCTAGCGCGTCCTCATCTGCCACACGATGACCCCGGCCGAGGGGCGTTGGTGCCACGCGCTGCGAAATTCGCCGTTGTGCCAAGCGAGCTCGTCGAGGGGCTTAGGAGGAGGAAGAAGCTGGAGGGCGACGATCGTCGAGTCGTCGTCGGTAGCGGTAAAAATGCGGTACCGGCCCTGACGCGCGCGAACCGCGGCGTCGGCGCGCGTAACGTAAAAGAGCGCGGGATCAACCCGCGGGTTCACGTCGCTCGCGAAGACAGCGATGGTCTTGGCCATTTTTTAGCAGGACCGCCGTCGGTCGGGCGGGGCGACGAAGCAGCAACGCGCTGCGCTCATTTTAGCTTTGGAACGGCGAAGGTCAAATGTAGCACAGGGGTGGAAAATTGTAAACAACAAAATGCGAAGCGCGCGGCGCGGGGCTCTTGTTATCACGTTATCACGTTATCAATAAAAATATAGGTTAAGGTAGGATATAGGGGTAGATTAACAGTTAATGTTTGTGTTAACTGTTTGGAGCGTAATAATATACCGGTAGGTAGGCTACAGGCCTTAAAAAGTTGATAACGTGATAACGTGATAAAAATCACTATTTTGTGACTCATCGTAGGCCATATGTGATAACGTGATAATGACAAAAGCCGCGCCCCTGCGGGCTGCGCGCTCAGAATTTATCACGTTATCACTTAAAACTGAGTTTTAAGGCGCCTGGGCTCCCCTAAAAACGATCGTGATAATAAGTGCACAAACGCGCACGATTCTTTACGTCGCGGGCCGGGACTTTTCGTTTTTCGGCCAATTTTTAGGCCCCCAAAATTGAAATTTTCGTTATCACGTTATCACCTTAGTGTTAAGCTCCGACCAGGCCTAGCCTTTTCGCCCGTTCTATTGATAAAATGTGATAAAACTATTTTCGCGAACCGGCCCCGTCGATTTATAAATTAAGGTGATAACGTGATAAAAACTTTGTGGTTTACAACGAGTCCGCCGCAGGTTTATTATTTAATTTCTTTAATAAAGTCCTCTCGCGAAAGGAAAAACGCGTGGCCGTTAACGTTCGCTCGCTTCTTGCGTCGCTCGATCGCCGCCCCGCCTCTGAGCTTTTTCCACCCGTGACGTTCGGCGTCCAAAGGTACGGGCGCCCGCACCAGGCGCTCGGCTACAAGACGGGCGAGGCGCTCGCGCGCCACGTTCGCGCCGCTCACCCCGACCTCGCGGCGCCTGACCCGGCGTGCGCAGCCTGCCGCGAGATCCAACAACGCTCCGACGCTCTAAAAAAGGATAAAAGATGCCCGTCGTCAACTGGATCAACCTCCCCCTGAACGTCGAGCTGTCGTCGGCGCTCGACGAGCTGGTGTATGAGTACAATAAGATCTACCTCGAGCGCGCCCGTCGCGCGATCGCTGCTAACACCCCCGCCGAGCTTGAGGAGGCGAAGCTGCGCCTTCGCCGCCCGACGCGCCTCTCGGTCGCGCTTGGGCTCCTCGCCCACGCCCTTCGGCGCGATGGGCTCACACCCGCGCGGATGGCTGAGCTCCTGGCCGACGCCCCGCCCCCCGCGCGCCCTGACCTTAAGCGACGAGCGGAGTTTCACGCTACGACCGCCGTCATGTGTAAACCCCGCCGCGCGCGCCGTCCACGCGCCGCCGCGTAGGCGCCCGTGGCCAGGCGGTCCCCAGCACCGAACGCTGCTCCCGACGTGCACGCGCTCGCGCGGAAAAAGCTCGCCGCCTCGGGGCTTGACGCGCGCGACGCGCGCCTCCTCAGGGTCGAGGCGTGCTCCGCTGATGTGCTCGACAGGCGCCTGAACGCCGCGCACGGGCGCGCCGGGCTCTGGCTTCCTTACTTCGAGCTCGACGGGAAGGTGAACTGCTTCGGGCGCGCGCGCTTTCTCGAGCCCCCGCCTGGGTTCGCGGGGCTCGTCGAGAAGCCCCAGAAGTACGCGCAGCGCGCGGGAACGACCAACCACTTCTACCTTCCGCCCTTCGCCGACTGGCGAAAGATCGCGAAGGACGTCGAGACCCCCGTCATCTTTACCGAGGGGGAGCTAAAGGCCGCCGCCGCGTCGAAGGCGCAGCTCCCGGCGATCGGGCTCGGGGGCGTGTACAGCTTTTTGTCGAAGGGCAGGCTTCTCGACGACTTCAAGTGGTTCGAGTGGCGGGGGCGCGCCGCCTACGTCGTGTTCGACTCCGACGCTGCGCTGAAACCCCAGGTGCTCCAGGCGGAGAACGCCCTCGCCGAGAAGCTTCTCGAGCTCGAGGCGCGCCCCTACGTCCTGCGCCTGCCGGGCGACCCTGACAACGAACAGGAAAAGGTCGGGCTCGACGACTACCTCGTCGTTCACGGGGCGGACCGTTTCTTCAAGCTCCTGACAGAGTCGTCGATCCTCTACGAGGGGGCGCGTGAGCTTTTTCAGCTGAACGCCGAGGTGCTGGTGATTCGCAACCCGGCCTGCGTCCTCGAGCTCGTGACCGACCACCGGCTCTCGGTGTACGAGTTTACGCGCCTGAACTACGCCAACCGGCGGTACCTGAAGCCCACGGGAAACGCGAAGAAGGGTGCGGCCCAGTACCAGGAGGTGTCCGCCCCCGACGCGTGGCTCCAGTGGCCGGGGCGCAGCGAGGTGCGAAACTGCGTGTACAAGCCCGGGGAGCAGCGCATCATCGGGCGATCGTTAAACCTGTGGCGCGGGTACGGGGTTGAGCCAAAGAAGGGAGATGTCGGGCCCTGGCGCGAGCTCCTCGACGTCCTGTTTTGCCCGGACGAGGCGGCGTCGCGCGAGTACTTCGAGCGGTGGCTCGCGTATCCGCTCCAGCACCCGGGGACGAAGCTGACGGTCGCCGTCATGGTCTGGGGCGCCGACACCGGGACGGGGAAGTCGATGGTCGGCGAGACGATGAAGCGGATCTACGGTGCGAACTACGCGATGATCGGCTCCCAGCAGCTTCACTCCTCGTTCAACGAGTGGGCGGAGGCGAAGCAGTTCATCATGGTCGAGGAGCTCGAATCGTCGGAGAACAAGCGCTCGGTCGCCGACCGGTTTAAGACCATGATCACGCAGCGCGAGGTGCGGATCGAGCGCAAGTATATCTCGTCGTACGTCCTGCCCGACTACACCAACTACTACTTTACGTCGAACCACGCCGACAGCCTGTTCATCGAGGATAAGGACCGTCGTTACTTTATCCACGAGGCCTCGCAGCCGCCCGCCCCCGCGAAGTTTTATGACGCGTACGTGCGCTGGCTCGACGAGGAGGGCGCTGCCGCGCTCTTCGACTACCTTCTTCGGCTCGACCTGAAGGGGTTTAACCCGTTTGGGCACGCCCCCGAGACGCGCGCGAAGCTTGACATGCGCGACATCGGGCGCTCGGACCTCGCCGCCTGGGTCGCGACGCTGCGTGAGGCCCCGGAGACGGTGCTCACCGCGGCGGGTAAGCCCGCCGACTTTGACCTCTGGACGATCGAGGAGCTCCTGCAGGCGTACGACCCGCTTGGCGCGTCGCGCGTGACCGTGAACGGGCTCGCCCGCGCGCTGCGCAAGGGCGGCTTTCGCAAGGTGTACGGCGGGAACATCCTGCCCGGCCTCGGGCGCCGGGTCTGGGCCATCCGCCACGAGGAGAAGTATGCGGCTCACGCCGGGTACCAGGAGCTGTACCGGGCGTACTGCGCGCCGCGCGGGATCCAGCCCGTGAACTTCAACACCGCGCGCGCGGCGCTGGCCGAGCAGCGGCGGCGTAAGCATGAGAGCGCGAGGGGAGAAAAGTGATGGACGATATCAGGGTAAACGTGGAAACGCGCGTAAGCCCTCTACCGGGGTGGGTGAATAAGCGGGTGCGGGTCGAGGGGCACTGGTTGGGTGACTTTGAGGGAACGCTCGCCGAGGCGGGGCGCGCGCTCGCGATCGTTCGCAACGGCGAGGGCGTGGCGCGTGAGGTGTGCTACCTTCGCGGGGTCACGTTCACCTTTCTCGAAAGGAGCATGCTATGATCAACGCCCTGGGCTACGTCATCAAGTGTCAGAACCGGATCGAGCTCGGGAACGGCGCGACGACGACCTGCACCCTCGACGAGGGGCACGCCGGCGCGTGCGCGCCCCCGCGCCCGCCCTGCGACCTCTGCCTCAGGCTCGTCGAGTACTGGCGGGAGCACGACGCGCGTGAGAAGAAGAAAATGGAGGCGCAACCGTGAGGCCGCTTTTCGTATTGTTGCTGCTGGTGGGCTGCGCGACGGCCCAGGACGACGCTCCGCCGATGACCCGCCTAACGCTCTTTCCCAACGTTTTACGTTCCCAGGGCACGAAGGAGCTGTACGTCAACGACGTTGACTGCTCAAAGGATTGGGCGTACTGCGAGGAGCAGCTAAAGAGCCTCATGGCTGCGCCTACGCCCGCGGCGTCGCAGTGTTCCGCCGATATGCCTCATTGCGTGATTGGCGACCCGGCACCGTGGCTCTATGTGCCGCAGCAGTGGGATACCCCGTTCACTTGTACCTATGTGCTCCAAACCCATACGTTTCAAGCCGACCTGAAGGCTCCCGCGCCTGAGCCGTTCGACGTGCCGGCGGTTGGACATCCTGACCCATGTGGGCCTAACCCCGCTCACAGGAACACAACTGCGGACTTTTGTAATTCAAGAACGCCGCTGTGGACTTGTGCCGACCCGCTCCGCATCCTGTTAACGAGCGAAGATGGCAAGCATCACTGCTATGCCTTTTGGATGGTGAAACCATGAAAACCGCTGTCTATGTTTTGGGGTTGTTACTTGCCTACCTGTATGTCATCAACGGGCAAGCCTACATTGCGTACCTCTGGCCTTCTCGCTCAGGAGAATGGGACGCAGGAGTTACTTACAAAGTAGTCATAACTTACGTCGAGGGCGGTGAGCATACTTTTGCCGCTACCAAGATTCGTCCGCCTTTTCGATTCGTGCCGAGGATGAAACCATGAGCGCCCTATTATGGCTTCTCTTCGGAATAGGATCAGGCCCGATGCCGCCTCCACCACAGGGACAACACCAAATCTTACTGATAGACAAAACTTTATTTTTTACTGCAGATGGGACATTAGTATCTCCGCTGCACAATGCTGCTTGCATGATGCGGCATATTACGCTTCCATCCACGTATCCCCAAACTCCACCAGTATCTTACATAGTGCTGACATGCAAAACAGCCAAAGCCGTTTGCCAAACACTATTAGGGCAGCCTTGCAGGTGGACTTATTATGCGGAGGTTCGCAATGAGCGATAGCCCCGCACTCATCTGCTTAACCTGTAAAGAGCACAAGCCACGATTGCTGTTATGCCAACAATGCAGCAAGGGCTTGTGCGAGAACTGCTATTACAGGCACAGCGCCTGTGAAGTTACTGGCGAAAGGAAGAGATGCAAATGAGCGATAAGCACCAACTTGCAGTGAAATATGCCGAGTCTATAGCTGGTAAAATCACTACCCTTGACGTACTCACAGACCTATTTGAGCGAGCCATCGACGAGGCGGAGGGCACAATGAGCGATAGCCTATGGGAACTAGCGGCTTGCGGCAGACATGCTGATCGTTATGGAGAAGAAAATTGGGGGTGGGATATAACGTGTCGGCACTGCCAACGTAACTATACTAACCTATCTGAACACGCCGCCGCCGAGGTCTCACGCGCAACCGAAGGGCTGCAAGCGGAAATACTCAAGCGTGGGAATCAGTGCGCCGTTTCAATCACAGGCTTTCCCGAAGATGCCAACATAGCAGACATTAAGACGGCTCTTGCCGCAATAGACGCTGCTTTGCAGCTTGGCATAGAACGTAACAACGAACGAAACCAGTTGCAAGCGGAGTGCGAGAGGCTGCGGGAGAAGCTACAGTTTCTCAGCCTTCACGCAAGGATGTTATTGAATAAGTTAGAGGAGCACAAAGACCATCGGCACCTAGAAGAAGGTGCGTTATGGCAAGCTGTGAAAATGATTGACGCTGCGCTCTCGGAGCCAGCCCCGGCCAAACCTCCCTGCTGGTTTATGAACCATGAGGAGAGTCTGAAGCCCGAGATACAGGTATGCCCATTTTGCAACAAGCCACGGTCGGAGTGGGAGCCAGCCCCAAAGGAGAAACCATGAGTGACGGTATGAGCGACAACTGTGGGATGAGGTCAGAAGCATCTGCCAACAACTACGCTGACCCTACACCCCAGCAGCAGATGGAAGCGAGAGCGCGGGACTGCCTTACTAAATTGCAGCAGCAGTTTGGTTCCTCAACCGCTCCACGTGGGCTAGTCGTTAGGGCGGAGAATGTAGTAACAGCAATGTGTACCTTCGCCCTGCGCGAGATCGAGGCACAGAACAGGCAGGAAGCAACCCGATGTGACCGCCATTGGCTTTCTGGTCTCCGGTATGGTTGGAATATGGGCCAACTCAACGACCGGGCCGCATACATTGAAGCGCAGGAGTGTAGAGAGCGTGAAATCAGGGCATCGCATCCTAACCCCAGCCCCCCAGGGAGGGAAAATGAAAGTGATAGTTGAATTTAATGTACCAAATGGTGTTCCGTTTCGCAGTGAAGATGCCGAGGATGAGTTTTTGGAGCACGTGGCCGAAGCATCAGAGGGCTGCTTTATGGAATACGAGACGGGAGTTCCACACTTGGTCGAAGCCCAAATATTATCTATCAAGTGTGAACCAAAAGCTAACCTGCGTCTGGATGAGCAACGCTTGTTAATGGAAGCTCAAGCATCCGTGCGCGACAAGAGCAAGTCTGTAAATCCATACGATGTTATTGACGTGCTCTCTCGTCTCTCAGAGTTGCGGGAACGCGACAAGGATAAGCGCGAGTTCGCAGCGGAGCAACTGAAGGAGTTGGCGGCTGACGCCACACGCGACTATGCTAGGGTTCTCCGCGCCCGCGCCGAGGAACTACTGAAGTGACGCGCGCACCTGCGCACGGAAGGGGGTGAACAAACTGAAGATGGAAACTCCAGATATACGCGCAATACGTGTAAGTCGAGCGTCCCAGTACCCGGCCCCATGATCGGCGGCGTCGTGGGCAGCGGGAGACAAGAGCCGCCAAACTGAAAGGAGCCATACATTTTCTCCCCCGCACAGATGCCAGGCCGGCCTAGTTCCAACTCGAACCTGTATCGTGAGATCGTGGCGATCGTAAAAGCCACGGGATCTCACAAGATGCGCTTTCTCACACCTGAGGAGCGCATGAGATTCCATTGGAATTTCGCGCGGGTGGCCCGCGAAAACGGACTGAAGGCATTCTGGCGGGGGCTATGGTTGACGGTGTACGAGAGAAAGTCGAAGGGGATGCCATGACAATTCTACTCTGGCTGTTATTCGGAATCGGCGCGGGCCCGACGTTACCGATGCCGAAGATTGAAGCGCCTGGGCCTCCGGTCACGGCTGCGCTCTATGCTTCATTCATTCGCGCTCGGGCGACAGCTATTCAGGACGGTTGGCCTGTTGTTTCATGGGAAGCCAGTGCAGACGGGAAACATTGGGAAACAATCAGGAACTTGCCGCCGCCAGTATGGCTGAAATCGGCAGCACTGGCTGAGGCCATGCGGAAAGGGAAGAAATGAGCTTGGCGGAAGAAGTTGCAAAGCTGGCATTCCAGCAAGGCGATACTTGGCGGCAAATGGTCATGTGGGCAGTTGACGAGACTCTGGAACGCGCTGCGCAGGAGTGGCGACAAGTTCGCAACCGAACCGCATGAGACGGCGATGCAGATCGGCGGTGACGTTTGTGCTCAACGTGTTCGCGCACTGAAGAGCCGCGCAAACGAAAGAGCTAACCAAGAGATTCGCGCCCTGAAGAGCAAGCCATGAGCGCACACATGGACATGTTATGAACGCTGAAGAATGCCGGGATGAACGAGATTCTTTTGACTATCTCCGTAAAGAGGCAGTTGAACCTATTGAACTGCTGATGAAGCTGCGCGCGGAGGCGACGAAATGAGAATGAAGCGGTACTGGCCCGAGCCGCTTCTCCACGAGGAGTGGGAGGACGACGTGGCGTATTATTGGAACAACTACTGGTGCTGGTGAGGGGAGAAAAAAATGGACACGAATCAATGGTACTTGGCGAACGAGGCGCGGTTCAGCGTCTACGACGCCGAGGGGAACTTCAAGAGCTTCGACGCGCAGGCGATGCTTCAGGCCTTCGCCGACGCGCTGCGCGCCGAGAAAAAACTAGCAACCTATCAAGTGCTGACCCACGAGTCGGCGGGGCGCCTGGAGCTGATGGTTAACGCCCACGCCGCTGATGGCTGGCGCCTCGTTAAGGGGGGAACGTACGGCCTCCAGTGCCTCAGGTCAAACGCGTTCGACCCGAAGCTCGTGACCCAGGTGATCGAGCACGTGGCGTGGCTGGAGCGGGAGGTTGAGTGACCCTCTATGCGATCCTTGAGCTTCCCCCGGGGGCGACGCGCGAGGAGCTCCACGCGCGGTGGAAAAGCCTAAGCGGCCTTTGGCACCCCGACCGCGCCGACGGAGGGGACGTCGAGCGGTACAAGGAGCTCCAGGAGGCGTACGCCGTCCTAAAAAACGACGAGGCGCGCGCGGTGTACGATCGCCGCCTGCGGATGGACGGCGCGAACTGCCCGGCGTGCGCGGGTGCGGGCCGCGTCCAGCGGACGCTGTCCTTCACCCGCGTGGAGAACGTCGCTTGTGCTGCGTGCGCGGGCACCGGACGAAGATGAACGCGCGCATTCTCGCGATCGCGCACTGCGTGGAGATGATGACGTGGGCGATCGAAATGCAGAACGAGCACCGCGCGCTCATCGCCGTCGTGGGAGAGCTCGACTGGTACTTTGAGCTTCATGACTTGCTGTACGAGGAGGTAAAAATTATGCCGCAGCAAACTGAAGACTTTATCTGCGCGTACTGCGCCGCTGCGTGCCGCGTTACGCGCCTGCTCTCGCTCGAGCTGTACCTCGAGCACCTTGACGTGGCGCACCCGGAAGAAGCGCAGCTGCCCACTTCCCTGCTGGTGCTCTTCGAGCGCGACGCCAGTTGGCACGAGCGCTGGCGCCGTCACCGCGAGCGCCACCACTACGTTCACCACACGTTCCCCGCGCGGTTAGCTATCGCGTGGGGGAAACCGCAACCTTTAACCCGTACCTCCTAGGAGAAGTAAAATGTTTAACCTGAACCTTGGGTTCACCGTCGCGGCCACGGACAACGTGGTCGATAAGAACAACAACCTCGTCCTGAACGCGACGCAGACCGGGCAGGCGTGGTCGGTCGCCGACCCGTCGATCGCGACCGTCGTCACCAACCCCGACGGAAGCGCGACCTTCACCCCCGTGGCGGTGGGCTCCACCACCGCGTCGGTTACCGCGACCGTCACCGCCCCGGGCTTCGGGCCCACGCAGCTGTCGGGGTCTGACACGCTGAACGTCGTCGACACCCCCGCGGGCCTCCAGATCGTGTGGGGCGCGCAAACGCAGACGGCGAAGAAGGCCTAGCTTTTTCTACCTTTAACCTAGCGCGGAGCCTTCAAAAAGAGGTTCCGCGCGACAAATTAAATTTTTATTTACAAAGTTATTCGGCCGAATTATAATTGACGTCGAAGCTTAAACTAAAGAAAACGAGGACAAACCTACCTTTGAAGCTCAAGCCCCACGCCTTCGTGGCGGCTCTCTTCCGCGGGGGCTGCGACCGCTGCGGGCGCCCGCCTGACGACCTCGCGCACGCCGGCGAGCTGCGCGTGATCGCGCCCGTGTATGCCCTCGAGACCGTGCGCTACGGGACGGCGAAGGCGCCCGGGAACGTCGCGTGGGTAGAGGGCACGGAGCTTACGCTGGTGGTGGGAATGAATGGCACCAAGTACGTGTACCTGGGGCGCGTGACGGAGAAGCAGATCCGCCGAAGCAATCACCTGCGCTACACCTACCACCCCACGCAGGCGATCGAGCTTGACGGAGACTTGATATGATCATCGTGTTCATCGCGTTTATGGAAAAGATCAGCGGCCGCGAGATGCTTATCGAACTAGGAAGCATTGAAAGTGTATTTCAAGACGTGACCTGCGTTCTCATAAAGACGAAGTCCGGTCAAAGCTTTCAGGTCACGAACCCTTACGCTCAGATACTGGAGCGCCTAACCCGAAAAATACCAACGTAGTTCTTAAAAGGAGAACATCGTATGAAGAAGCTACTATCGATAATCGCGGTTACGCTAGCCGTCGCCCTGACGCTCGCCACGTGGACGGCGTGCACGGGGCTCAACGCGAGCAACGCCAAGATCTGGCTCACGGCGGCGACCAACGCCTTCGTTGCCGGGATGTCACTGTACAACCCGGGCTGGAGCGGGACGGCGATCGTCACCGACGTCAACAACGCCATCGCCGCGTGGGAGGTCGGCGCGGGCTGGCAGAACAACGTGATCGTGGAGCTGAACCAGGCGCAGAAGGACGTTCTCACCATCCAGGGCTGCAACAGCAAGTGCCAGGGGCTCACCACCATCTTCCTGGGGTTCATCGAGACGGGGATTCAGCTGGCGCAGCAGTCCTCGAAGTCACCCGTGCCCGCCTCGGCGTCGCGCGTCGCTCTCCCGGCGGGCACGCACGCCTACGCGAGCTACGATGACTACAAGCGGGAGTGGAACGCTCAGGCGCCGCCCGTGGCGAGGCTGAAGTAAGCCATGAAACCAGGCGCGATCGTTCAGCTCAGGTCGGGAGGGCCGCCGATGACGGTCCTCCGCGTTTATAGCAACAACGTCGTTCAATGCCGGTGGTTTAGCGGCAACGACATGCGCGTAGACATGCTTCCCCTGGCGACGTTAAAGGAGATGGTGACATCCTCGCCGCTCCTCGCTGCCCCGTACGGCGCGGCCTCGGGCGCCCGCCGGTACGGCGCGCGCAAGGACGCGGCGGACGTGCGCGACCTCAGGCTCAGCCTGAGCGCGCTGTCGCCGCTGCCTACGCCGCCGTCGCATGACGAGTCGCGGTGGCTGGGCCCGGTGCGCGATCAGGGGGCGGAGTCGTCGTGCGTCGGCCACGCCTGGGCCGCGCACGCCAGTTGGCTGTTTAACAAGTTTGGCGATAAGGGGTCGCTCGACTTCAGCCCTCAGTTTCTTTATTACCTCGCGCGCCAGCTCGAGGGGACGCTTCCCGCTGACGGCGGGTGCCAGGTGCGGTCGGGCGCGAAGGCGCTTAATCAGTACGGGGCGGCGCTGGAGACGGACGACCCCTACGAGGCGTCGACCCTGAACCAGGCGCCGACGATCGCGGCCGTCAAGGACGCGCTCAATTTCAAGGGCGGCGCGTACCATCGCCTCACGAGCGTTCTCGACATGAAGGCGTGCCTCGCCTCGGGCTACGCGTTCGTAGACGGGATCGAGGTCTACGCCAGCTTCGAGTCGGCGGCGGTCGCGCGATCGGGCGAGGTGCCGCTGCCTAACGCCGCGGCGGGTGAGTTCTACTTAGGCGGCCACTGCGTGCTGACGTTCGGGTACGACGACAACCACGTGAACCTGGACTCGACACGCGGCGCGTTCCACAAGCGCAACTCGTGGGGCGCGGCGTGGGGAGAGGGCGGGGACTTCTGGCTTCCGTACGCTTACATGCAGAAGTACCTGATGGACGCCTGGGTCCTGCACCTCGGGCCGGCGTGGGTAAAAAAGCCGTGAGCGGCTCCGACCTTAGCACCGCGGAGGCCGTCGCCTTTTTAACGATGGTGACGGTGACGGCCGCAGTGGTGGCCGTGGCGGCGGCGCTCGTGGTAGGCGCCGTCGTCTTAAGGATAATCAGGTGAGCGAACTTTGCCACAACCCGCCGCGCGTTGACTGCGCGGCGTGCTGCGCGCTGGTCAACCAAAGAAACGCCGCGCAGCGCGCGTGCCCGCACTGCCTGAGCGGACACGGCACGCTCGTCTGCGACTGCGGGTGCCCGCACGCCGACCACGTGCGCGGCGGCGGGTGTCGTAGGCATAACGACTGCGACGCGTACAGCCAGCGGCTCCTGAACAGGCGCGCGGGTGTAGACAAGAGCGCGCCGCTGGCCGCACGGCGCAGCGCTGCCTTGGAGGACGTATGAGTTTGAATCAAAACGAAGAGCTTCAGGGTGTTGGATGCTACTGCTGCGGTGCGCCGTTTGAGAACGGTAATAAGACCTGCGACTGCACGCTCGCGATGTGCCAAGATACGTCGGGATTGCGTTGCTGCAACTGCTGCGAGCACGGGCACCCGGAGCTAGTAACGAATCTATCTTAAGAAAGCGAGGACAAGTGAAGAAGGTTGAGGAGTTCAAGGTTCCCAAGCAGCTGCCGAAGTCGCTGGCGCAGTGCGCCGACCTCCTGTACCTGGCGCGGCAGCAGCGGCTCGAGGTGCAGAAGCGGGTGGACGCGATCCAGGAGCTTGAGGTGAGGCTCAAGGACAGGATCATCGCGGAGCTCCCGAAGTCCGAGGCCTCGGGGATCAGTGGGCGCGTGGCGCGGGCGCAGCTCGACCGCAAGTCCGTTCCCCAGGTGTCGGAGGAGGCGGGCGGGTGGCCCGCTTTCTACGCGTTCGTCGCGCGGGAGAAGGCGTTTGACCTCCTGCAGCGCCGCTTGAACGAGGCGGCGGTGAAGGAGCGGTGGGAGAACAAGAAGCGAGTGCCGGGCGTGACGGCGTTTCACGTCGTCACCGTCAGCTGCACGAAGCTGGGAGGGAAGAAATGAATTCGGACCTTAAAAGCTTAGAAATTCTACGCGTGCTTGAGGGGCGCGCGCGCCTAAAGGGCGCAGAGAGCTTCGTGAAGCGCTTAAGCGAAACCGGCTGTTGGTTTCAGGCCGATTATCTCTACCAAGCAAGGAAGCGCGTGCTGCGCCGGCGGCGGTTCGTCGCCACGCGGCGATACCGGTACCCGCGGGGGTCTCGGTGAGCAACGTGGAGAAGCTCGTGGCGACGCTTCAGAAGGACAAGGAGCTTGAGCGCCGCCTGCTTAGGCTATCGCCTAACGACCATGCCGCGATCGCACGGGCGCTTCAGCAGAACCCGGTCACGGCGGCGCAGCTGAGGCTCCTTTACGACCGCGTCGCCGTGGCGAAAACCTCCGACGAGGTGATCAACCTTCTCGGCGCGGCGCTTCAGTTCGGGGTCACGCTAGGGTACCTGATCGGGAAACCGGAGGAGCTGTATGCCGTCTGACGTGAACGCGGCGATCGAGCGTGAGCGGCTCGTACGTCTGCAGGAGCTTTATGAGGCGCGGCGCGCCCAGTGGCGGCGCGAGGCCGCGGCGCACGTCTGGCGGTGCGACCTTTCGCGGGAGCGTCCAGGCTTTTGGAGGCGTTTAATTCAACGATGGAGGACGAAGTGAAAACGGAAATCTACCGGGAGGGTGACCTCCTGATTATTCAGCGGCAGGCTGAGCCGTTTAGCGGCGCGCTGCTGGTGCTTCCCGCGCAGCGGGTGCACCTCGACGACGGGAAGCTTAGCTACCAGGGAAACGCGGTACGACTTTACGAAAGGAGGAAAGATGGCGCAGCGCGCTAAGACGAAGCTTCCGCCCAAGACGATGAAGTTCGAGGTGTGGGTCGACGACAAGCCCGCGGACGGCGAAGACTACCTGGCGACCGCCGACATCGCTGACCGCTTAAAGAACGTGGACCTAGGCGTGGCCGGGGTCAGCGTGGGGCGCGCGCTGTTTCAGAACAACGTCACGCGTAACGGCGACGCCACGCCGGAGCCTGAGCGATGAATAGTGAAGAACGTTTACGGCGCATCGCCTTTTACGCGAATAAGGTGCTAGAGATTTCACTCCTTAATACGCGTGTGAGCTACCTAGCTGACAATATTCGCATGTTGGCGGTCGCGTCTGACCAAGTTCTTTTCGCTAATTTAACAAATTTCGCAGACTCAGATTTGAATAAGGAGAACGCAGATGCCGACAAAGCAAAAACCAGTAACAAGTAACTCCCTAACCAAGTGGGACCAGCGCCTCGCTGACCTCGCCAAGAAAAAGGTGCAGACGGTCGCCGACATCGGGGGCGGCGCGTTCATCTCGATCAAGGCGGGCGTGATGACGTGGAACGGCGCCGAGATCCCCGGAAACAAGGCGAACGTCGTGATCCTGTGCGACACGAAGGAGAACGACTACTACACGGGCGGGTTCGACCCGGACAACATCGCCGTCCCGGACTGCTTCGCGTTCGGGCAGACGCTCGCCGAGATGCGCCCACACGAGCTGGCGACGAACCCCCAGGGCGGCGAGTCGGGCGGCTGCCGTGACTGCCCGCAGAACGAGTTCGGCACCTCGGATCGCGGGAAGGGGAAGGCGTGCCAAAATCGTATCCGCATGGCGCTGATCACGGAGGGCGACCTGAAGAAGGACATCGCTACCGCCGAAGTGGCGTACCTAAAGATCCCGCCGACGTCCCTCAAGGGGTACGCGGGATACGTGCGCGATTTAGAAGCCACGTATCAGCGCCCGACGTTCGCCGTTGTGACTGAGGTGGCGGTCGTTCCCGACGCGAAGACGCAGCTCAAGGTAACGTTCAAGCTCGTGTCGACGATCGACGACGCCGACGTGCTTGAGCAGCTCTTCAACCGAAGCGAGCGGGTGGCGAAGGAGATTGACTTCCCCTACCAGCCCATCGCGGAGGACGCCGCCCCCGCGCCGCGGAAGCCGCTCAAGGGGCAGCGCGCGCCCGCTCAGCCGGCGCAGCCCGCGCGCGGCGCGCGGCGGTAAAGGTGTCCAGCTGTTGGGACAGCAAAGGCTGTTTGTAGCGCGATTAGATCGTGTGCAACCAGTACAACTGCCAACGAATACGCAATGGCAGCTTAAAGTGACGGCAGGGGCGCGGACTAATACGCGCCCTGGTCGTTCGGAGGTTTTAATGTGAAAGAAGAGGCTTGTCCGCACTACAGCACCGTTACAGCGCGTACGTGCCGCGTTATGTTCTTTGAGTGCCGCGGCGCCGGGTGCTACTACCGCGGGTGCGAGCCGTGCATCGAGGAGCACGAACGAACGTGCCCAGAGGTGCTATTAACGCGAAAGCGCGAGGCGCCCGCGAAGGATGACGTATGAACGCGCCGAAGCGAACCCGCTTTCTTCATTCGCCCACGCCCGGCACGCTCCTGTTTGAGCCGGGGCTGACGGTGAACCTGACGCTCTTACCGCATCCACGCCCGGTGCTTGGGCTGCTGTTCTGCCGGCACCGCGACCGCGGGCACTTTACCTGGGTCAACGCGACAGCGCACTGGGCGGTGACGGGCGACTACTGCCGCGCGTGCTTCCGCGTGCTGCGGTGGGAAAGGATCTACTGATGAGCGACGACCGCTACGTGTGGATGAATGCGCGCTACCGCGGCCGGTGCCACGAGTGCAGGCGCGCGATCGCCACGGGCGAGCGCATGCTGTACGACGCCCTTGACCGCGTGGCGTACTGCGAGGAGCACGGCGAGGAGATCCAGCCAGGAGTGGTGAAATGACAGAAAAGCAATGGGCCTTACTTTGTAGGTTTATGCTCACCGCGCTGCGCTTAATCGCATTGACCGCGGCTAAGCTTGAGGTCGAGATCGCCCAAGACGTCAGAGGTGATTTTTACCGGCTAAAGGAAGACCTAACAAGCGAGCTGAGATGAGCGCGCCCAAGGTCACGATCGTCGACTTCGAGACGGAGCGGATTCAGCCGCGGCCGCACTATCCTCCTAAGCCCGTGGGCGTGGCGCTGCGCTACCCCGGGCGGCGGGCGAAGTACCTGGCGTGGGGGCACTCGTCGGGGAACAACACGACGCGCGACGCGGCCGTGCGCGAGCTGCGCGACGTGTGGCACGGCGATCTTCTTTTTCAGCACGCGAAGTTCGACCTCGACGTGGCGGAGACCCACCTCGGGCTGCGCCCGCCGCCCTGGGACCGCGTTCACGATACGAAGTACCTTATCTTCTTCCGCGACCCGTACGCGCCGTCACTGTCGCTGAAGCCGAGCGCTGAGCGCCTCCTGGGCATCAAGCCCGAGGAGCGCGATCGCCTGCGGGAGTGGGTGCTCGGGCATGTGCCCGAGGCGCGCCGGAAGCCAACAGAGTGGGGCGCGTACATCGCGCGCGCCCCGGGGAACATCGTGGCGCCTTACGCGTGCCAGGATGTTGACGATACTGCAGCGCTGTTCGACCACCTGTGGCGTGAGGTGGTCGAGGGCTGGTCGATGCGTGAGGCGTACGACCGCGAGCGCCGGCTCATGCCGATCCTCCTTGAAAATGAGCGCGCGGGTGTGCGCGTCGACCTCGACGCGATGCGGCGCGACCTCGTCGTTTATAAGAAGGCGCTCGAGACGGCGGACGCGTGGCTACGTAAACGCTTAGGCCTACCAAGGGACGCAAACATCGACAGCGACCCGCTGATGGCGCAGGCGTTCGTCAACGCGCGGGTCGTTACCGGCCTCAAGCGCACCGCGCCTACGAAGAAGTTTCCCGACGGGCAGCCGTCGGTGTCGGGAAAGAACCTCACGCCCGACATGTTCCTCGACCCGCAGGTGGCGTCGGCGTACGCATATCGCAATAAGCTGTCGACGTGCCTGGGGACGTTTCTTGAGCCCTGGATCGAGCTGGCGCAGGAGTCGGCTGGCGACCCGCGCATACATACCTCGTGGAACCAGGTACGCGCGTCGGAGTCGGGTGGAAAGTCGTCGGAGGGCGCGCGCTCGGGCCGCATGTCGAACCAGCCCTCGCTGTCGAACGTTCCCGTGGACTGGTCGAAGGCGAAGGGAGAGGGGTACGTCCACCCTGGGTTCCTCAAGGTTCCAAAGCTTCCGCTCATGCGCGTCTACTTCCTGCCCGACCCCGGGGAGCGGTGGGGAAAGCGCGACTACAACGGGCAGGAGCTGCGCATCCTCGCCCACTACGAGGACGGGCCGCTCCTCGCGCGTTATCAGGCGAACCCGCTCGTCGACATCCACCAGGAGGTGCGGGAGGGGTTCATTCAGTACGCGAACGTCGACCGCCCCAGAAAGTCGGTAAAAAACGCGAACTTCGCCGACATCTACGGCGAGGGCATCGGCCAGCAGGCCACGACCCTGGGAATCAGCGTGGCGCAGATGCGTCTGCTGCGCCACATCAAGGACACGCAGCTCCTGCCCGGCGTGGCGTCGCTGCGCCACGAGCTGATGCGGATCTGGAAAACGGGCGGCGCGATTAGGACGCTGGGCGGGCGGGAGTACTACTGCGAGCCCGCGCGGTTCGTTAAAAAGCAGAACCGGGTGATGGACTTCGCGTACAAGGCGCTGAACTACCTCATCCAGCCCTCGGGGGCCGACATGATCAAGCAGTCGATCATCGACTATCATGAGCACCCGAAGAGAGAAGCGCGGTGGCTGCTCTCGGTCCACGACGAGAACGACGCGTCGATGCCGCGGTCGAAGGCTGGGCACCGGGAGCAGCAGCGCGTCCTTGCCGAGGCGATGGAGGGCGCGTTTAAGCTCGACCTGAAGATTATTACGGACGGCGAGAGCGGGCCCAACTGGGCCAAGCTCGAAAAGTGGGAGGACTAGAGTGAAGCACAAGGGCTGCGGCGGCGAGGTGATTTTCGATGCTGATGAGGTATTTTTCAAAGGATACCGCTTTACTGGAGAAGAGGCAAAGCAGTTCGGCGCGTTCGTTTCGGCGACTGTTTGCCTGAGATGCAAGCAAGAGGTTATCGGCGACCGCGATGATTGACCTGGGAGAGAACGAATTTATGTACAATGAGACGAAGGAGAAGAATGCCAACCCCTAAGCTGGTGACGATTACGGCGTGGTCGTACTCGCGCTACAACGACTACGTAAAGTGCCCGGCGCTCGCGAAGTACAAGCATGTGCTGCGCATCCCCGAGCCCTCTAACCATGCCATGGAGCGTGGCGGCGTGATCGATCAGCTCGCGGCGGACTACGCGCTGAAGAAGTTGCCCGCAGCGCCCGTGCCCGCGGAGCTCGCGCGGTTCGCGGAGGAGTTCAAGCTGCTGCGCCGGGAGAAGTCGCTCGTGGCGCAGGCGGAGTGGGCGTTCACCGCGACGTTCGACCCCTGCGGGTGGAAGGACTGGGGGCGCGCCTGGGTCAGGATCAAGACGGACCTCCACTACCTGACGGGCAGGGGGAAGGCGTGCGTCGTCATCGACGTCAAGACTGGGCGCGAGTACCCGGAGCACAAGAAGCAGCTGTCCCTCTACGCCCTGGGGGCGTTCCTCACGTACCCGAACGTCGAGCGGGTAACGGTGGCCGATTGGTACGTTGACCAGGGAACGATCGGGGGGCCGGAGGCGTGGGAGTGCAATCAGCTCGACGCGCTGAAGCTGGAGTGGATCAAGGCGACGAAGCGCCTCCTCAGTGACACGGCGTTCGCACCCACGCCCGGCCCGCAGTGCAAGTGGTGCTTCTTCCGGAGGAGCAACGCGGCGGCGGGCGGCGGGCAGTGCAAGTTTGACGGCTAAGGAGGGTATGACGATGCGTTGCTTCTACTGTGGCACCGTGCTGACGACGGCCCCCGCGGCGCGCAGTCCGCGCCGGGCAAGTGTAGATCACCTTACGCCGTTGAGCCGGGGCGGGCGCGATAAGCGCAACAACAAGGTGCGGGCGTGCCAGGCGTGCAACCGCGACAAGGGTCCGCTGACGCTCGAGGAGTACCGCGTAATTAAGTTGTTTCGCGCGGGCAAGCTTAACACTAATAGCTTGGACAGTCTTCAACTTGTAGATCGCCCCTGTTATGAGTTTTGGGGCGAGCGGCAGCTTCGTGAGCGGAAGGAAAAAAACGCTGAATGCGATTCATAATGAAGCGAGAGTCGGCGATCGAGCAGAACATCGTCAGCTACTCCCTGGAGAGGTACCGCGTGGGGTCGATCAAGCTCAACGTGATGTCGAACGCTGGTTACCCCGACCGCCTCTTCCTGTTCCCCAGGCGCCCGACGTGGCTGGAGATCAAGAAGCCCGGGGAGGAGCCGACGCCCCTCCAGTACACGCGCCTCCAGGAGCTTGAACAGCTGGGCTACACGGCGGCGTGGGTCGACAACGAGGCGGATGGGCGCGCGTTCGTCGATCGCTGCGCGACGTTGGCGTTACGCAAGAGGAAAGATGCTAAACGATAACGGAGCAATTACGCCGCAGGAGTGGAGGCCGGAGCCCTACCAGGTGCACGGCGTGGAGTTCTTGGTCGGGCAGGGCGCCGCGGGCCTCTTCTTCCCGCCCGGCATGCGAAAGACGTCGGTCGTGCTCAAGGCCCTGAAGACGCTGCGCGACGCCGAGCAGGTCGGGTCGGCGCTGGTGGTCGCGCCGCGCCGCCCCTGCCACCTCGTGTGGCCGCGTGAGATCCAGAAGTGGCGTGAGTTCAACGACCTCACGTACGTCGTCCTTCATGGCCTGACCGAGAAGCAGCGCGGGCGCGCGCTCGAGGAGAAGGAGAGAAAAGATTTATACATCATCAATCCGGACGGGCTCCCCTGGCTCCTCAAGGACAAGCTGCGGCTCCGCCGGCTGGGGATCGACGTGCTAATTGTGGATGAAAGTAGTAAGTTTAAGCACGCGAACACGCAGCGCTTCAAGCTGGTGAAGCCGTTCCTTCCGCAGTTCAAGCGGCGCTACATCATGACGGGAACGCCCAACCCGAACGGGTACCTCGACCTTTTCGGGCAGATCTACCTCCTCGACCTGGGGGCGGCGCTGAGCCCGTACTACTCGCACTACCGCAACACCTACTTCTACTCGGTCGACAAGTTCGGCTGGAAGTGGAACCTGATGCCCGGCGCTGACCAGCTGATCCAGAGGCAGATCAAGCCGCTGATCCTCTGCCTCGACGACAAGGACTACATCAAGCTTCCGCGGTTCGTCGGGACGGCGGGCGACGCGACGGAGCACCAGATTCGGGTGGAGCTCCCGCCCGACGCGCGTAGAATCTACGACCAGCTCGAGGAAGACATGATCGCGCGCGTGGGGGGCGAGACCGTGCTGGCGGTGAACGCGGGTGTCGTCACCCAGAAGTGCGCGCAGGTGGCGAATGGTGGCATCTACTACGATGAGGCGCCGGGGGCGGACCTGCGCGAGCGCGCGCCGCGCCGGACGGTGCAGCTGCACGACGCGAAGACCGAGGCGCTTCAGGAGCTGATCGACGAGCTGAACGGCGCGAGTCTTCTCGTGCTGTACGACTATCATCACGACCTGGAGCGGCTAGCAGCCGCGTTCTTTCCCAGGGTACCATTGAAGGACGTTCCCTACATCGGCGGGCAGGTGACTGACCGGCGCACCGCCGAGCTGTGCGACCGCTGGAACGCGAACCAGCTCCCGCTTCTTCTCGGTCACCCCGCGGCGATGGGGCACGGGCTGAATCTCCAGGACGGCGGGCAGCACATCTGCTGGTACTCGATCCCGTGGGACCTCGAGCTGTACGATCAGACGAACCGCCGCGTCAGGCGTAGCGGGTCACGCCACGCGCGGGTGTTCGTTCACCACCTGGTGGCGGAGGCGACGGTGGACGTGGCGAAGATGGCGGCGCTGCGCCGCAAGGATAAGACCCAGCGCGGGCTCCTTGACGCGCTGCGGGAGTACATTGGCAAGAAGAAAGGACGATGACGATGTCGGGTTTCGTGGTAGTAAAACTGCGGTGGCCCAGGTCGGTGCCGCTTGACCAGATTAGCGAGAAGTTCCTGCAGGGCATGCTCGACCGCATGGCGATGGGGTTCCACACCTATGGTCATGTTATGCGTGACGAGAATGTGCCCGACGCACTGGCGTCCCTCGACGTGCGGCTGAAGAAGTACCGCGTCACCGGGAACACTGAGTTCCTGATGGACTGCGCGAACTTCTGCATGATGGAGTTTATGCGCCCGTCGGTCGAGGACGCGTACTTCGAGCCGACAACGAAGCGGGAGAGTCCGGGCGCGGTTCTCCTCGACAAGCGGCGGGTGAAAGGCAAGGAGGACTACTAATGAAGATCGTACGGCCGTACATGCGAATGCTGACGACGGGCGACGTCTTATTCGTCAGGCACCGTCTTGCGTCGTACACCCAGGAGGACATCGAACCTGAGGGGCGCCAGATCGACAACCTAAGGAGGGCGCGATGAGGATTGGAATTATCGGAAACGGGGTTCTCGGGTCCACGCTTCACAGGTGGTTCCGTGAAAAATTTGTTGACGTTGCAGTCTACGACGCGAACCCTGAGCGGTCGCTGAATACGTTCGACGAGGTGGCGGCGGCCGACTGGGCGTTTATCTGCATCAACATCCTCGACAACTGCGCTTCGTTGGAGTCACGTTGGTCGCTGCTTAACTTGACGCGTGAGCTTTCGAGGGTGAAGACGATCGTTGTGCGCACGACGGTCGTTCCGGGAACAACCGACTTTCTTCGCACGCGGACGGGGTTGACGATCCTGTTTTGGCCCGAGTTCCTGGTCGAGCGCGCGCCGTGGCGGTCGTTCTCCGAGCCTGCGCTTCAGGTCGTCGGCGCGGCGCGGGAGGACCTTGCAGTCGCCTATACGCTGCAGCGGATGGCGCCCGCCGCGAGCTGCTGCGCGCGCGTCGTTACGCCGCGCCAGGCGGAGATTCTAAAGCACGCGCTCAACGCGTGGCTCGCGACAAAGGTGAGCTTCTTTAACCAGCTCTACGACTACTTCGGCGACGACCTTGGGCCGGTGGTCGAGGCTCTGCGGCATGAGCCGCGCGTGGGCGCGACGCACATGGACCAATATCAGGACGGCTACCGCGGCTGGGGCGGCAAGTGCTTCACGAAGGACGTTCCTGCGCTCGCCGCGCTCACAAAGGGAACGATCCTCGATGCGGTCGTAAAGTATAACGACGCGCTGATAAGGAAGGGAGAGAAGGGATGAGGATACTCCTAACGGGCTTCAACGCCCGCTCGACGGGCTCCAAGCTTCTGCGGATGACGTACGTATCGACCTCGGGCGCGCTCCTCCGCGGCCTCAGCGACCTCGGGCACGAGGTCGACATGCGCCCTCCCGTGTTCGGGGAAGACCTGTCGGCGTACGACCTCGCGCTCATCGCGCTCGCCCTCCTGGGGGCGCGCGGGACGTACCACCACGAGAAGTGCGCATGGGTCTTAAAGGCGATGGCGGACCGCTGCGTCCTCTACTTCGACGACTGGTCGACGTACCTCCTCGCCTACGACATGGACTACCGCCTCAACGTGATCCGCGACAAGTACCTCAGGTGGCGCGGCTGGGAGAACCTCCCGAGGAACGTGCGCACGACGCTCGTCGAGGAGATGAACCGTATCATCTCTCCCTCCTGCCCGTGGCCGCTCCTTCTTCCGACGTTCGCGTGGGGCGACCACTCCCTGATCACAACAGCGCGCCCCGGGTTCGCGCTTCACCCGTCGCGGGTGTACACGCTCGACCCGACCTACCTCGCAGAGCTTCCCCCGGTTCCCGTTCCCGCTCCCGCGGCGCGGCGCGAGCACGCGTGGGTGCACGCGACCCTCCAGGACAACGACCGCTGGCTCGAACGCCAACAGTGCGGGTGGCCCGTGAAGCGCTTCGGGAACGTTCGCCTCGGTGACCCGTGCGTGGACGAAGAGATGGTCGTCAACGAGTACGCGCGCGCGTGGGGCATAACCTGCCCAGAGTATAAGATCTCCGGCTCCGGCTGGTGGCGCATGCGTTACCACTACGCGGCCGCACTGGGGTGTGTGATGCTGACGACGGGGGCCGACGCTCGAGCGCTGGGCGAGGCGTTTCAGTTCACCGCGCGTGACTACGAGGCGATGGCTCTGAAAAGGCTGCGGGAGGTCGCGCAAGCGCAGGGCGATCGCGTACGCGAAACGATGGACACGCGCAGGCAGGCGCTCGCGAAGCTCGCGCGCATGGTCGACGATAACGCACGGAAAAGGAGATCACGTTGAAGCCCGTACTTTTAATCAACAGCTACGCCGGGTCGCTGAACATTGCGGCCCACGCCGTCGGGGCGAAGATCGTCGGCTCCTACGAGGACTGCGGGTTCGGGCTCAGCGCGCAACAGCTCAACTATCCGGGCCTCGACTACCGCGCGACGACCGCCGACTGGCCGCGGCGTCCTGACCTCGCGGGTTGCGTTGTGATCGCGCACCCGCCCTGCGCAGCGTTCTCCGTAATAAATAGTTCATACGGTAAAGATATTCGTGGAGTTAAAGCTAATAGCTTTCAGCCGCACAAGGTCGTGATGCGGTACGCGCTCGGCGCGGGTTGTGATGGGCTGGCGATCGAGTCGGTGCCGGGTGTGCTGCGCGCCGCGTCCGTGTACCTCGATTACGCGCGCCGCTACCGGTACAATGCGTTCTTCGTGAAGCTGAACTCCGTGACGTTCGGTTGTCCTCAGTGGCGCCCGCGTGTCTGGATTCTCTTCAGCCGCGAGCCCGCGCTCGCCGTGGAGTACACGCCGAACGTTCAGCCGCTGTCAACCGTCATGCGCGTGAAGGGGACGCCCGACTTTAACACGATCTTTTACCAGAAGACGATCGCCGCCTTGGCGAAGATCACGCGCGTGTCGGAGAACGAGGCCTACGAGACGCTCTACTCGGGCGAGCGCATCGCTACCGTTCGCAAAATTGTTCAAGATACATACGGAGAAAAAATACATGAGCGTTGGCTTCAAGCGTGCGGAAGTTTTTTCGACATGCATTATCCGCGCGTTGTAAGCTCAGAACGTTGGGCGACGACGATCCTGCACAGCACGTTCTTCGTCTGTCACGGGCGCCCGCTCTTCGTCGAGGAGTACGAGGGAATCATGGGGTTCCCGCGCGATTGGCGGTGGCCCGACAAGCTGCGGCGCAGCTACAAGCTTTACCTCTCAAAGGGCGTCTGCCCGCCCGTCGCGGCGTGGGTGCTGCGCGCTTTGGGCGAGGAACCCGCGCACCCGAACCTGCAGCTGCTTCCACGGCAGCTGTGCGACATCACCGTTACCCAGAAAGAGGCCGTCGAGCTTCTTACGCAGCAGCGAAGGAGAAAAAATGCGGGCGTTAAATAGGGTCGTCATCGTTGAGGGGCCAGACGGCGCGGGCAAGACCACGCTGTGCCGTGAGCTGAAGGAGCGCTACCGCGAGTGGGGAGCGTCCGTCGCCCCGATCATGGAGCACGAGGGCGTGCCCGCGGCGGGCGTCGACCCGTTCACCAGCTATACGGAGAAGCTCCTGCGCTACCTGACGGCGCGCGTCCCGCGCGTCCTCGACCGCTTCCACCTCGGGGAAACGGTCTACGGCCCGATCTGCCGCGGCGAATCGAAGCTGGGCGCCTACGGCGTGCGCCTTCTCGACCGCCTCTGCGCGGCGTACGGCGTCGCGATCATCGTCGCGCTTCCCGCGCGCGCGACGTGCGTCGCGAACTGGCGCCTGAAGGATGACTACGTCAAGACGGAGGCGACGTTCAGTGCGGTCTATGACGCCTACGTGTCCTTAAAATTTCGCTACCTAGCCTACGACTACGAACGCGAGGGTAGCCTGACGGATCTCTTCGAGTATCTAAATAAGCCGCGGCCGACGCTTCCGCTGGGGGCGGCGGGGAGCCCCGCCGCGCGCGTCCTCCTCGTGGGCGAGCGCCCGAATGGGGCGCTTGACCTGCCGTTCCACGCGCTCACGAACAGCTCACGCTATCTAAACGACGCCCTCGAGCGGGCGGGGCTCCCTGAGTACGCGCTCGCCCTGGCCAACGCGCGCCGCTGGGACAACCAGCCGTTCGACCTGCACGCGTTGGCCGCGCAGCTACCGAACCTGCGGCTCGTCGTTCCACTGGGAAACGTCGCGGCGCGCGCCGTTCACGCGCTGGCGCACAACGGGGTCGACGTTCTCCCGCTTCCCCACCCGCAGCACTGGAAGCGGTTTCACGCGCGGGAGGCTGAGGCCTATGTTCAAATGCTCAAGGAGGTGAAGCGTGTCGCGCTTTAACCAGGTCAGTGAAACGTTTGGGCAGGCGTGGTACAACCTCGTTGACCACATCGTCTACGAGGGGAAGGTCACGTGCCCCCGCGGGCTCGAGACGCGTGAGACGACGGCCGTGTCCCTGACCGTGACAAACGCCCTTCAAAACGTGCTCGTCGACCCGACGCGCAACCTGAACTACAGGTTCATGGTCGCCGAGTGGCTGTGGATCACCGCGGGGCGCGCAGACGTCGCCTCGATCGCCGCGTTCAACAAGGAGGTCGCGAAGTTCTCGGATGACGGCATAACGTTCGCGGGAGCCTACGGGCCGCGGCTCCTTCCTCAGTGGCCGTGGCTCCTGTCGCTTCTTCGGCGCGAGCCCGACACGCGCCAGGCGGTGGCGACGATCTTCACGCCCACGCCCGCGTCGTCGCGCGACGTCCCCTGTACGCTCTCCCTCCAGCTCTTGCGGCGCGACGCGCGCCTCCACGCGATCGTCACGATGCGCAGCAGTGACGTGTGGCTGGGGCTCCCCTACGACTTCTTTAACTTTTCGATGCTCCTCGCGTCGTGCGCCGCGGCGCTCGAAATCGACGTGGGCGCGTTGACCTTTAACCTCGGGTCGTCGCACCTGTACGCGGCGAACCTCGACGCGGCGCGCGAGGTGCTGCGGAGGCAGGAGACGACGACCCTCCCGTCGCCGCGGCTTCCGCGGTACGTGACGGCGACCGCGGCGGAGGTGACCCTCCTGGACGTGGACCTCGTCAACGGCCTGAGCGCGGAGCGCCTGCCCGTTTATTACGACGCGCTCCACGTCGCGAAAACCCGCCGGGAGGCGCTGGAGGTGCTGCGTGCCGCGCGAAAGTAAAAACGCGTACTACCTCGCGATGCTCGCGCTCGTCGCGACGCGCGGCACGTGCCCGCGGCGGCGGGTGGCGGCGATCCTCACCGACGCGGAGGGGCGCGTCCTCGCAACCGGGTACAACGGGCCCCCGCCCGGATACCCGCACTGTATCGACGACCCGTGCCCGGGGGCAAGGGACGCGGCGGGGGACACGTCGCGCTGCGTCGCCATCCACGCCGAGCAGAACGCGATCGTCCAGGCGGGGCTGGGCGGAAACCTGGCGCGGGCGCGGCACCTGTACACGTCGGCGTCGCCGTGCTTCTCGTGCTGTAAGCTGCTGTGCGCGCTTCCCGCGCTGTGGGAGATCTACGCGCTCGACCTGTACCCCGACGCCGCGGGCCTCGACCTGCTGCGGCGCAGGAGAATTAAGCTTTTCGTTAAGACCAACGACGGCCTAAAGGAGATCTTATGAACGACGACTACACCGCGTGGGAGCTGGTACGCGCGTTCCACCTGCGGTACGGCCACGCTGCGCCCGACGCGCTGACCGCTCTTTCGCCCGAGGTGCGGCTTCTTCGGCAGCGCCTAATTTTGGAAGAGCTCGGCGAGCTCGCGGTCGCCGTTCACCAGCGCGACCTCATCAAGATCGCCGACGCGGGGTGTGACCTCGCGTACGTCCTTCACGGGACGGCGGTCGCCGCGGGCAAGCTCTCGCGCTCGATGTGGACGTATGACCCGGTAAAGAGCGCGATCGAGCGGCCGTCGCTCACGCGGGTCGCGCTGAGCGCCGCGACGTGCTGCGCGAAGCTCGACACCGACGGCGTCGCGTACTACGTGGAGGCGGCCGTCCTCGACGTGGGGCTGCTGCTGCGGAGTCTTCGGATTCCGTTCGAGGCGTGTTTTCGCGAAGTGCACGCGTCGAACATGACGAAGGCCGTTCCCAGCGCGACGAAGCCCGGTGAGAAGTACGGCGACGGCGAGAAGACTGGGAAGGGCGCGACGTTCGTCCCGCCTGACCTGCGCGCGATTCTTCGCGACGCGGGACTTACAGTTTAGAAACTCCTTAACCAACATCGGCGGGCATCGAGCGACGCCCGCCGATATTGCCCCGCCTGATTCGCAGCCCGTAACCCGTTGAAAATAAAGAAAATAAATCTTTAATTATTTTGTGTACAACGCTGAGAAAGGGTTTAGAATTATCTTTCCTTACGGAATGGTTGTTCGGTTCGTTGAAAACAAAGGCAGGCGCGTAGGGCCCGAGAGAATCGGAGCCGCTCAGGGTGGTGCCTATCGTCGCGACGACGAGGGATGCAAGCGGGGCAGGCGCGGCCGGAATACGAAGCTGAAAAGCAAGACGCGGAGAATACGACGACGCGGGCGGCGCGAAAAACGGATGCTGTGAGCGAACGCGGGAGGCGAGGTCACGAAGGTCGACCTCAACGGCGGGAGCGGGCAATATGGTTCGGTCGCGGGGTGGGCGTACGGGTTGCGGACGTTGGCTGCTTTCAGTCGCACGAACTTTTCAAAACGTGTGAAGCCCCGCACCGGCATCGGGCGGGCAAATTTTGCAGAGGACGACCGCGGCGCAGACCGCGGCGGAATGCGCGGCCCAGGTTCCAAGCCCTGGGCGACATTTAACCCCAAGCGACGCGGCGCACGTACCGCGAAGGAGAACAGTATGATGAATCAATACAAGTGCAGCAACTGTCACAGCTCCAACCTTCACCAAAGCAAGAGCAGCGAGCACGACGTTGTCTGTAACGACTGCCACATGACGACGGACAAGGTCACTGCCCTGAAGGCGCCCTGGGCGTACTGCGGTTTCGACGAGGTTCACGTGCCGCAGCACGACGGGGCAGAGCGCATCATCACCCGAAAGCAGGCGAAGGCGGAGGGAATCAAGCTCGCGCCTTACAAGTATTTTTACACAGCTTTGAAGTTCTAAGCGCAGAGGACGACGATCGCCACGCGATCGTCGTAATGCGGCGCGCCGGTTCCAAGCCCGGCGGGTTCGTATAATAACGATGCGACGCGGCGCACGTACCGCAGAGGAGAGCAAGATGAACACAACGCAGTTCAGTCCGCTTCAGCAGCGCATCTTCAAGTTCGTCGCGGAGGAAACCGGGAACGCATCGATCGAGGCGGTCGCCGGGTCAGGCAAGACGACCACGATCGTGGCCGCCGCGTCGTACCTTCCGCCAACGTCGCGCAACCTCTTTCTGGCGTTCAACAAGTCGATCGCCGAGGAGCTCGCGACACGCCTTCCCGCGCACGTCACGGCGAAGACGTTGAACAGCCTTGGGCACGGCGCGTGGGCCGCAAAGCTCCGCCCAGCCCGCCTAAAGCTCGACGCCAACAAGACGCGCGCCATCCTCGATAAGCGCGTCGTCGAGGCAGACAGAAAGCTGTACGGCTCCCTGGTGACGCGCCTCGTTGCGCTGGCGAAGTCCGCGGGCCTCGCACCCGCGGGTGCCCCAAACGCATATCCCCTGGTGGACGACACCCTCGATGCGTGGCTCGACATGATCGAGTACCACGACCTGGAGGTGCCCGAGGAGGGAAACGTCAACCGCGCGATCGACCTGGCGCGCAAGGTGCTCAGCGAGTCGATTCGGCAGGCGTTTCTTGGCTGCATCGACTTTGACGATCAGATCTACATGACGGTGGTCTACCGCGCTCCGATGAGCAGGTTTGACTTCGTGTTTGTCGATGAGGCGCAGGACCTTAACTGCATCCAGCACCAGCTGATTGCGATGGCAATCAAGTCGGGCGGTCGGCTCATCGCGGTGGGGGACCCCCGCCAGGCAATCTACGGCTTTCGTGGGGCGGATGCGTCGAGCATGGAAAACCTGCAGCGGCGCTTTCGCACAGTAACGCTTCCGCTGTCGATCAGCTACCGCTGCCCACAGGCCGTGGTCCGCGAGGCGCAGAAGCTGGTTTCGCACATTCAGTCAAGCGAGACGGCGCCCGTCGGGGTTGTTGAAACGCTTGACGCGTACAACGCCGATACGTTTAACGACAGCGACGCAATCGTGTGCCGCAACGCGCGACCCCTGGTCGCGCTCGCCTTCCAGCTGATTCGCGCCGGGCGTGGCTGCCGCGTCCTTGGGCGGGACATTGGCCAGGGCCTTCAGGCGCTCATAAAGAAGATGAACGCGGCCGACGTTGACGCGCTCGAGACCAAGCTTGACGCCTACCTCGACCGTGAAACGCGCCGCCTGCTCGCGAAGAACCAGGACGCGAAGGTCGCGGCGCTCGAGGACAAGGTCGACACCATCCGCCTGTTTATCGACCAGCTGGGCGAGGACGAGCGGACGATCGACGCGCTGTTTGGGAAGATCGACGCACTGTTCACCGACAACGGCCACGGAAAGCTTACGCTGTGCACCGTCCACAAGGCGAAGGGCCTCGAGTGGGAGCGCGTGTTCATCCTCGACGCGCACCTCATGCCGTCGAAGTACGCGCGACAGGATTGGCAGCTGGCGCAGGAGACGAACATCCACTACGTGGCGATCACTCGCGCGAAGCGCGAGCTGCGCTACATCGACAGCGAAGGATTCAAAGCTAAGAAGCAGTAAAGGGACGCAGAGGACGCCGGCGATCGCCGGCGTAATGCGGCAGGCTGGGTTCCAAGCCCCCGGCGCGCAGAACACCAAGCGAGGCGGCGCGTGTACCGCCGAAGGAGAATGAAGTGACTAGCAAGCAAAAGAGCCAAAACTTCAAGCTGCGTACAGCCTTGAAGCTGATCAAGCTGCACATCACGGAGGAGGCGAACGATCAAAACCGCCACCTTCACAACGCCGTTCAGCTCATCGTAGACGTGGCGAGGGAGCATAACCTTTTAATTGAGGAGGTGCGCCGTGCAGGTTGAGATCGGGCAGGGCGGCAGGCTTACCACCGCCGCGGACGCGCTGAACTTCATCCTGGCCGGGAACGCCGTGTTCACGCTGGTGTCCCGGGCGACGAGCGCGCGGTACACCTACAAGGTGTCGCGCGCGGTCGACCGCGTGGGCAGGCCCAGCGCGACGCTGTTCAAGGAAGACACCGCCGGCCCGGTCTACTTCGTTTCGCTCCTGGCCGGGCCGGACAACACGGCGGACTACGTCTACCTTGGAATCATCCGGGACGGCGCGTTCCGTCTGACGCAGAAGAGCAAGCTGACAACCGCGTCGAAGCCCGTCCAGGCGTTCACGTGGACGCTCACGCGTCTGCTCCTCAGCCACCTTCCCCTGAACGTCGAGGTGTGGCACACGGGCAGGTGCGGGCGCTGCGCGCGGCTCCTCACCGTACCCGAAAGCGTGGCGCGCGGCATCGGCCCAGAGTGCGCGGCGCGAATGGATGGCGCCGCGTGAGCGGGCTGTATTTGCTCCACTTCGAGCCGCGGTATAGGCACGCCGGGCACTACCTTGGTTACGCAAAAAACATCTCCCAACGTGTTGCAGAGCATCGTGCGGGAAGAGCGCGAACGCCGCTGACTACGGCCGCGGCGCGCGCCGGGTGCTGGATGTTCCTGGTGCGCACGTGGGAGGGCGGGACACGCGACGACGAGCGCAGGCTCAAGGGCACGTCGCGCCCAACTACGGGAAGAACGGGCAGCCTCGCACGCCTCTGCCCGGCGTGCGCGGCGCTCAAACAGAAAGGAGAACGAAGTGGAAGTTGAGCAGCTGATCGAATTTTTATCGACCGTAACAGACAAGGAGGTGCGCATGGCGCAGCAGACGTTGTGCAGGGGGCCTGCGGGTATTCACCGCATCACGCGGGAGGGCGTCGCGCCCGGCTACCGCTGGCGCTGCGTGGACTGCAACGGGCAGTTCAAGATCGCGCCATCAGCCTACAACCTAGACCTGGCGCGCGAGCGTCAGCTTAACCAAACAACGAAAGCGAGGTAGCATGAACGTCTCAATCAAGAACGGTGTTCTCACGATCACCATCCCCGTCAACAAGGACCCGCTCCCGGAGTCGAAGTCGAAGAAATCGCTCGTCGTCGCCTCCACCAACGGAAACGTCGTGACCAAGGAGCTTGTCAACGGCAAGCCCCTGGTCATCGGCCTCAACGCCTACGTGAAGGTGTAACTTCGCAGAGGACGGCGCGCGCAGTACGGCGCGCCGTAATGCGGCGGAAAATAAGGCGAAGCTTAAGCTAAAGGAGGCAGTGTGATTACAGAGCTGAAAGCCGTGGAAACTGCTATGCGCAGCTTTATCAGCAATTGGAGCCAAGGGCTAAAAGATGATGGGCTTTTCGACAAAGCTCGTGCGATCGCTGACAGCCTTTCAAATCTAGCTGCTGCGATTGAATCCAGCGAGGACAACGTATAACGCAGAGGACGGCGCGCGCAGTACGGCGCGCCGTAATGCGGCGGTCGCGGTTCCAAGCCCGCGCACGCAGAGCCTAGAAAAGGAGGTAGTACAATGTACCAGCGAATCATAAGGCAGACCCTGGGCTGTAACGCGCTGATGGCGGCGCTCGTCGAGGGCGTCATCCGCCAGGAGGCCCCCAACCACAACCTGGACGCGCTGTCGCGCGTCGAACTCGAGGACGCGATCGTGACGGCGTACCGCGTCGTCGAGTACGGCTACAACGTCGTCATCGGGGAGGCGTAACGTGGCGACGAACAAGGTGCACCAGAAGGACGTGCGCGTCGGCGCGGTCTACGCCGTGAAGGTCAGCGGCGCGATCGCGCCCGTGCGCATCGACGCACGGGACGAGTACTTCATTCGCGGTAAAAAGCTCGTGCGCTGGAATGGTACGAGCCTACGCACGAACCTGAAGGTCTACGTGCGCAGCGCCGCGAAGCTGCGCTACGAGCTTATTAGATGCGAGGGCGGGTGCGGGCGCTGGATTGAAAAGCTCACCACGCCCTCACGGTGCAGGGCCTGCAAGGGCCGCGCGCTCATCAACGAGGAAAATAATGCGGCGCCCTCGTAGAAAGCGCCGCCACCTGACCCTTGAGGGAGTAGTCGCGCGCGCCCTGCGCGACTACCTCCTGGGCGTCCGCCGCGGCGACGCGTCGCGGACGCCGCGCGCCCGCGCGCGAACCCTCGAGCGGCGCGGCCCGCGCTACGGCTACCGCCGCCGCGTCAACAACCCCCTGAGCTGGTTTTGAAAAAGGAGAACGCATGAACCTGTCGGCGCTACTACGCAACGCGGCGCAGAAGCTGTTTTACCGCACAAGGCACGAGGCCCAGTTCAGCGACCAGCAGCGCGCCGCGCAGGCCGTTGCCCAGGAGAAGGCGGCGGAGGCTGAGCAACACGAAACGTTTAAGGACGCGCGCCCACTCCACCACGGCAACAAGCGGACGCGAGGAGGCGGCACGGCGCGCTGCCGCTGCGCATCGAAGGCGCTCATTCCCGTGTGGTGCCCGCGGCACCGGGCCTACGTGCTGAACGGCGCCGCCGACCGCGAGCTGACTCACAAATAATTATTTCAATTTTACGCGGCCTGTGGTACAATGGTCGTCGTTGAACAAACCATCCGGCGCCGACCGCGCCGCTCAAAATCAAAAGGAGAACCACCATGCCAACCGAAACCGCCACCCCGCGCGCGAAGTTCACGTCCGTCGCGCCCACGAAGAAGACGAAGAAGAGCGCGAAGGCCGTGAAGAAAAGCGCGTCGACCGGCGCGCGCAGCACGTACGCCACGGACCAGCGGAAGATCAAGGTACTGGCGAAGGAAAACCCCAAGCGGAAAGGGTCAGCAGCCTACCAGCGCTTCGAGCTGTACAGGAAGTCGACGACCGTCGCCGACTTCATCGCGAAGGGCGGGCGCACGATCGACCTCGCGTATGATCAGTCTCATGGGTTCATCAAGCTGGATTAGGTAAACCACGTCGGGTCTCTAAAACGCGCCCCTGGGTCACCGGAGCGCACTAGCGACAGGCCTTACGCGCCCGTCGCCGCGGCCCTGGCCAACGCGGCCAGGGCCTTTTTAAGGCCCAATATATGACCTAAAGTCAACTATGATGGCCCAGGCGCGTCCCGATTTGAGAGGCTTAGGAAAACCGCACGTCGTCCCGGGCGGGGCGTTGAGGAGTGAGCCGGCCGGCACAGGCCGTGACGTCTGCGCGTCGCGGCGATCGCGCCTACTGCTGTACCAGGTTGGTCGGCGTCAGCGGAATGTTCTTCACGTCCACCTGGTTCGACGGCAGCGACTCAAGCTGCGTGGCGTTGTCCACCGCTGTCACCTGATAGCAATATCGCCCCACAGCGAGACCCACGTCCACGTAAGTCTTGGGAACGATCCCCTCTTTTACGGCCGCGAACTGCGGGTTCTGCGCGCACGCCTGTGGCGCACGGTAAAGCGTGTAGGTCACCGAGTTCGGCGGGTTCTGCGTATCCTGCCACGCCAAGGTGACCGACGCCGCAAACACGTTGCCGCCGTAGAGCAAGGAAGCGAACAGCATAAGTTTCACAAGCATTTCATCGAACCTCCAAGCGGTGCGTTTAGTCCTGTCATGGCTGAGTGCATCCTGTCCCATAAATATAGTCGAGACAGACGGCTCCGTAATACCAGTCGGCACCAGTACTCCAAGTGTCGTTGCCCCCATTGCCAAGGTGTATTTGATCTGCGGGGCCACCGCCAGAAATGGTACAGCTAGAAGTAATGTGCAAAAGCAATGGTGGACTAGCGCCGCATCCTGTATAAATATAGATTTCGTGCTGCCCCGCTTGGTGGTATTTATTAACAACAAAATACTTAGAGTTTGCCGCCCATAAATTTGTGCCAGTGTACGTAGGAGTACCACCGCACTTGGGTTCCATTTGCCACGGATGTGCTGCGCCTGCGCCCCAAGCCAGATTGACATAATCAGCGTTCCCTGTGTTATCACCGCCGAAAATAACAAACGAATCTAACCCGCAACTACCACCCGGACAGGCACTGGATACTCCGGGTGATGCCGTAGTTTGGATACACGTACTCGCTGTCGTGTCTCCATTTGTAGTATCAAAGTAAAGAGCTAACCCGCCTGCTGTACCACTAGCATGATCTAGGCCAAGAGTATTGCTTCCAGCGCCGGTTCCAGAATAAAACGGGCAACTACGGGTGGTCGCCAGCGGCTGATATGCAGAAGTATTACAAGACAATCCAGTGCCAGAACCTGAGAAAACTATTCCCGGAGGATGAGCCAGCTTATCTGCATTGGGCTGGGCCTGATCTCCATAAGTTGATGCTTGCACTGTTCCTGTAGTAAACGAGGAGCCACACCCGTTCCAGTCAATAATGGCTGAGGCTCCGCAAGTTCCAGCATGGTTCTGCCCATAAGCTGCCATGCCGATGCCATAGCTTACCGATGAAGCATCAGTGTATGGGCCAGTCGTAGCTGTTTTTGTGGTCTGAACCCAGTGCTCCGAGTATAGGTTATTGGTGTTGGCGTCTAAAGTAAAATTTGTTCCTGCTGTGTTTGTGCCGCTCTGAATCTGCCCCGCCGAAATCACAATTTCATTGTTCGCAAATGGAGTATAGCTATTGCCGTTAGCAGGGTTAGTGGATGTATTGGTTCTCGATTGCATGACGCTGGAATCCAGCGCATAGGTTGATGGCGTTCCCCTGAGTTCTTCGCAATAGATTCCACCATTGGTTTCGGCAGGTGAGTAGGTCAGCGTAATGGTGGTATCCGAGGCGGCAACATTTTCTTTGTAGTAGGAGCCATAAACATAAGAGTGATCTTGACGGCGCAAGCGGCTGATTTCTGGCAAATACACGCCGCTATTTACGTTGTCGGCAACCGAAGTAAAGGTTGCGCTGTTGCTGTATTTAATGTCGCAACGGATAACGCTTCCGGCATTTGGAGTACCAATATCAACCACAACGGTTGTAGAGCTTGACGAGGCATTATCTGTGAAATTGTTAACCCCAACGGTGATCGCGGGATAGCCGGATATCGGCAGGGTAGGAGCAGGAAATGAAATTCCAAGCTGCGGGTCTATGCCAACCCTTACCCATTCGTCCGAAATAGGGTCATAGTAAGTCCACGGCTCGGCACTCGCCGCGGCACAAAGAAGTATCAGTATGATAACAAATAGTACAGCCCGTCTCATCGGAGCACCGCCCAATTCACCACCATAGATGAAGGAGTAATAGGCCCACTAGTACTGTTGCACACCTTGAAATTCACGTGGTCAGCAGTTGGATAGGCATAGAGATTGAGTAGCGCTCCGGTTGCGCTCACTCCCCAGCCTGTGTAGCCTGTTGGGTCGGCGTTCGGCGTGTACTCAATCCTGTCTGTCGTTAGGACTCCCGTAGCCGTTCCACCATCAATGGCACTCGTACAGGTATTGTTGGTCACCGCGCCCGGGTTGATCGTGGCCGTTCCGCTGGCTATACGTACAGGAGCCGCAACGCATGACCACGTGTGAGTCGAAGTGTTGTAGAGGTCGGCCCCGCTGGTGCAGATCGGCATGGATACCGCTGTCGGAGCCGCACTGCCTCCAGTTGCGTTTATTACTACCGTGTCAGCAGCTTGGGCGGCTATGTCGGTCAAGGCAACGGTTGCGCAAGTCGGACGCCCGGAACTGTCAATCGAGCGAGTAAATTGGTTGGTGCAGGTTCCGCCTGGAGTGTTGCCGTTGACCTTTACGACTGAAACCGCGTTGCTACCGCTGGTCGTCGCGTCACCGCTTAACTCTGCCCCAGTGAAGGGCGAAGCCCCGCGCAGGATGCCAGTTGGAGCACTCGACGGAATCTGCGCCTCTTGTGCCGTCGTAGTGATCGTTGAAGCTGCGTCCTGCACCGCAACGTGACGATTCGTAGTGAGTGCGGAGACCGTAAAATCGAAAGACTGATTCGCCGCATTTCCAAGGAACAAGTCGCCAAAAGGCAGGGGGGCCGTGCCAAGATTCTTGGCTGCGGCCACCGCCGGGGTTATACTTTCCGTTGCTGTGATAGTTGTGCCGTTATCGTTGAGGTGGGCTGCACCGAATCCGCCAGAGCCGTCATTGTCCTGCAGGTCGCCAGAACTGCCGCCAGGAGAGCCGCCACCACCCCCTGCGTCGCAGCCCGTGCCCCCGCTACCACCGTATAGGTATCCCTTGGAGCCGCATGAAAATAATGCAGTAACGTCAGTGGCCGTAGCGGCAGACAGTACTCCCGTCGTGGTGGTGTTTTTAAGTAGGCCCGTGGCCAGCGCGCCTAGGAATTGCGCACCCGATAAGCCGGCGTCTGACGTTCCCTGAACGATGAAGGCGTTGGCGAAGGGGACGTTCGCAGAGCCGTCCACGCTGTTCCCCGCCAGGCTCCTCGCCGTCGCCCACTTCGCTGCGCTACCCGTCGTATCTTGGTTCAGCGTGGGAAAGTCGCCGGCGACGGCGATCGAAAGAACGCCTGTCGTCGTTGTGTTCTTCAGAATACCGGTTGAGAGCGCGCCAAGAAACTGAGCGCCGGATAAGCCAGCATCAACTGTACCCTGAACAACGAACTTATTAGAGAACGCGACGTTCGCAGAGCCGTCCACGCTGTTCCCCGCCAGGCTCCTCGCCGTCGCCCACTTTGCCGCGGACGTTGCGTTGATCGCGCCCGTTCCGGTCGCGTCTAAGGTTGAGCCGTTGCCAACGTGGAGCGTCTGACCCGCGTTCGTTCCCGACGTCACTGTGTTCCACGCGGCCGAACCCGCCGCTCCCGGCCCAACTAAGAGCGGTACGCCACTGTTACAAGAATACAGGTCCCCTGTGGTTGAGTCCGTAATCAGCTGGCTACCAAAGCACGACGGCGGTACGCCGGGATATGACAGCGAGCCGCCGGAGCCCTGCGCTAGGGTCTCAGTGGTGGTGACCGTCACCGTGGGAGCGGTGCCCCCGGAGAACGTAGGCACCAGCTTGAAGTAGTCGTAGACGTTAGAAAACGTCACGGCCTGGTTCCCCGTCGAGGTCGACGTGTAGGTCGCAGCCACGCTGTCGCACGCGCCGCCCGCGAGGCAGCCCTGGATTGGGATCGACATCGCGGCGGGGGAGCCCGTGATGCTGATCCCGAAGTTTACCACGAGCGCTCGGATGTTGTTGTTTACGGTGATCGCCGTCCCGCTGACGGTCACCTTCTGCGCTGGGTTAACGCAGCTCGACGGCGTCGCCACGTACGACCCGCCTGGCGACCCGACTACGTTCAGCACGCAGTCCGTCGGCGCCTGCGCGTAACCATAAGCGCCGAGCCCGCTTAGCAGACCCAACAGCAGTAGGCCCAGCGTTCTAATTTTCATCGCGTTTCCTTTCCTGCCGGGACTCCCGGCAACTTAAATTTCGTCGCTTCGCCAACAATTGAGCCAAAGGCGTGCGCTGCCCCCGCCTGGTAGTACACCGTGATCGAGACGTAGTCGAGGCCCGCCGTCTCCGAGGCGTCGCTGTTCTGGTTGTGCACCGCGATCGTTAGGCCGAACGAGCTGTCGTCGACCGTCGCCCCCATCGGCGAGCTGACGCCCCAGACGTCGGTCGGCGAGCCGTAGGTGGCGGTCGACGGCCCGGGCAGCCAAAGTCCCAGCGCCGCCTTGTTGTTTCCGATGGCGACGCCCCCGGACTGAAGCTGAACAGTGTAGTCGCTCAGGTCCCCGAAGCCCGTAAGGTCCGAGCGGTAAACCGTCACCACAATTCCCTGGATTAGAGCCCCCGCGGGGACGGTAAACCCGAAGCCCTTCGTGACGTTGTTCGCCGAGTTCGAGCTGGGCAGGATCGACTTCGATGCATACTGGCCGTCCCGCACGAAGATGTACGTCGGGTTCGCCCACCCGCCCGCGGTCACCGTCGGCCCATTCGGGCCCTGGGAGAGTTGCCCCAGAGCCGCTGCGGCGCTAATCGTTAGAAAAAGTAACGCGCGTATCAGCTTCATGGAACCGAGCACCTCAGGGCCATCGTGGCGTGCTGTAACGTGGTCGCGGAGAGGACATAAAACGAGATCAGCGTGTTCTGAGCGACGCTCGTCGACCAGCCCTCCGCCGCGATATTAAAGTCCTGCGACTTGTAGGCCGATGAGATCACGGGATAGTGCCCGTTTACGATGCTCCCCGACGTGGGAAACAACGAGTAGCTGGTCGCCTGTACGTCCAGCGCGATCGAACCCGAAAGGTCGATCGAAAGAAGCGTCCAGCCCTGAAGGGTACAGGCGAAGGGCACCTCGAGCGTTCCCTTCCAGCCCGTAGTGATTGGTGACCCCCCGCCGTCGAGCACCATCGTTATGTCCTTGTACGTCGTGATGGGAACGATCTGCGCGCTCCCGTTCGTGCCCAGCTGAACGGAGCTCACGCCCGCGCCCGAGGAAATCAGCACGGGCGAGGTCACGGACGTGGCGGCGGAGACCGTCCCGGCGCTCAACGCGGTGATCGTCGCGGCGGGGGTCGTAACCGACGTGTTCGCGCTGAGCGTCGTCACCGTCGCCGCCGCGGGGGTGGTGCCCCCGATCACGGTGCTGTCGATCAGCGAGTTAAAGAGGTGCACGGCGTTCATGTTTGAGTAGCTGAGCGCTGCCACGCCGATCGCGCAAAGTAGCGCCAGGGCTAACCAGTAATATCTTTTCATTATTAAGCTCCCATCATTGGGCCCACCGCGCGGAGGTTGTTGTCTGGGCAAACCCTGAACCTTTGGATTCCGTACTGGTTCGCCGTGGGCCAAACTGAGCCCCCGCCCAGCACGTTCGCGGGCCACGCGACCGTGCGCCCGCCCACGCCGTCCTGCTGAAATTGAAACTCGATCGGGAGTCCAGGGGTCGCGTGGATCACCGTGGGTGCGGTGACGTTCCCCGTCAGCAGCATGTAGAAGTTCCAGCCCAGCGAGCAGTCGAACACCGGGTTGGCGCTGTAGGGGACGACGATGATCCCCGTGATCAACGGAAGCGTCGAGTCCAGCAGCACCTGAAGGGTCGCCGCCAGGGTCGCGGTGCTGGCGTCAGAGGTAGAGTAGCCGTTGATCGCGAGCATCTGCCCCAGCGCCGCGCACATCACCGACCACTGGCGAAACATTTTGTTCATGCGCGCGGAGGGCATAATGTCGTCCACGGCGATCCCGTTTAGGCGCTGGGTGTCAGTAAGGTACGTCGAGTCGGACTCCTGGTTCGCCTCAGTCGGGTTCCACTCCAAAAAGTTTGTGCTTGACGGCATTTAGTTCGTCCTTTAGGCCGCGTGCCCCAGGTCGGCGCCCGCGATAAACGAGTTGCTTAGGTCCGCGCCAAAGATCGGCGTCTCACTGAAGATATAGTTGATCAGCACCCCCTCGGGGCGCGGCACGATCAGGTCGTGAGTGATTATCTCCTCGATGATCGACGTGAACGAGCCGGTGAGGATGACGTTGAACGTCATGTCCTGGTTGTCCTGCACCACCAGCCGCCCGTTAGGAAATAGGCCCAGCCAGAGTTGCTGTAGGCCGTCGATCGTGCCGTTCCACGTGTTCCGCCCGATCTGCGCCTGGAGCAGGATCCGGTAGGTCGCGTCGTCGAGGATCGGGGACCCCGACGTCGGCTGAAACGGAAGCGTTCGGCTTACCCCCACGATCTCGCCGAGAACGTCGAGCTGCGCCCCCACCGCAGTCGCCAGGTCAAACGCGTTGAAAAAGCTGTACAGGCAGTTGGTGATGTCGTCCAAAAACTGAAGCGCCGCCGCGGCCCACGCTAAGAGCTTCTGGGACTGCTGGTACTGCGACGTAAAACGCGCCAGGTAGTACGAGACAGGCTCGGAAAAGGTCGGTTCCCCCCCGCCCCCGTACGGCCCCACGCCGTAGCCCCCCGCACCGTAGCCGATGAAGGTTGGTGGCATTAGACCAGATTCACCGTAACGTTTCCCGTCACGCCCTGTGTTACCTCGTTAAAGTTCACCCCGACGTCCAACGTCTGCGCCGCACCGCTCGCCGTGATGTTTACGGTGGCGCCCGTTCCCACTCCCGCCCCGGTTTCAAGAAGCGCCACACCCGTCGCCGTCACGTAGTCCGTACCCGTTTGGATCAGTGAGATGCCCGTGATGTTTCCGCTTCCCCCCACCGAGGTCACCTTGACCTGGGCCGCGTTGCTGGAGTTATTTTGGTTAACGATCAGGACGTCGTTGACCGCGTAGCCCGTGCCCGCCGCGTTGATCGTCGCCGTCTGCAGGAGCCCGGAGTGTGCCAACGTCAGCGAACGAATGGAGAAGGTAGGTGCCTCAAGGCTCCCAGCCTGCGCCATCACGTAGGCGCTCAGCGCGCTCAGCGTCAGCGGCTCCCCGATCTGTAGCGAGTTAAGGTAGCCGACGATCGCCGCCTGAACCGCCGCCTGGGTGGCGCTGTTGTTGCCGCTGATGATGTGGACTTGCGCCACGACCACGATCGCAACATACGTCGGGCGGTCGAAGCGGATGGTCGTCACGAAGCCCGTGTATGGGTCGGTGATCGCCACCGAGGAGGCGCCGTTGGTGTAGCACCCGGGGGTCTTATTGTTGTAGATCGTCTGCGCGACGTTCTGGTCGGTGTCCCCTTCGACCACCGCGGTTATGGAGTGGGGCGGATTCCCGTAGATGTCGGTGGCGCCCGTCGGGTTCTCCGCCACCGTCGCGCGCGTCACGTTAGGCAGCGCCTTAAGCCCGGCCAACGTCCCGTCCACGCGCGTCTGCGAGGGAAGCGCCACGCTCAGGTAAAACCGCGCCCGGAGCTGCGCGTCCGTCTCGATGGGTTGCCCAATCGCCGCCGCGCCCGCGTTGTTGACCGTGCTCCAGCCCGCGGTGGGATTGTTGATGATACTGATGGTGCTCGGCGCAGCGGAGACCGCGCCCAACGTCTCGCACGTCGCGGTCACGTCGATCGTGCCGCTCATGGGGATGGTCACCGTTGAGGGAAGGTCCCAGAGAAACCCGTTCACGTCGCGCGCCACGCCGTTCGCAATCACGGTATTCGCCGTCCCGGTGATGGTCAAGGTCACGGAGCTCGCGGTCGCCTGCTTGCGCGCGATCCCAGACAGCTTCACGATCCCGTCGAGCCCCGCTCCCACCGCGGTCGCCGGGCTGCGGTTGAGGTAGACCAGCTGAAGCCCCTGAAGCGTGTCATTGATCTTCAGGCAGACGGTGGAGATCCACTGGTACTCTGCCGCGTCGTTCCCCACGTACGCACCCGGTCCGTAGATGCTCTGAAACGAGTTCAAAAGAGAGTTGAGAATGTCGAGGTACTGCGAGATCGTGAGTCCCGCGGCGCCGATCGTCGGCGGCGTGTACGCCATTAAAAGCTCCCCGCGCTGGGCGGCTGCGGCATGTTGGTCACGACCACCGCGCCGAACTGCGTTTGAACCACGGCATAAAAGTCGAAGGTAAGTGTCGCACGGTTAAAGCTCGCGTAGAGGGACTGAATCCCGTTAGGAAGCACGTAGGGCGTACCCAGGATGCGCTGCTGGATCAGCAGCGTAATCTTCTGCTGGTTCGCCGGGCTCGCGCTCGCGCCTAAAATCTGCTGCCACAGCGGAAGCCCGTCGAGCGTGTTCTCCCACCACTCCCCCACGAAGAGCAGCAGCCGCGTCTGAATTGCCTGCGCCACCGCGTCCACGTCCGTCAGGTAGTTCGCCCGCCCCTGCCCGTAGATGGGGTCGTGGTTCGCGTCCAGCTTCCGATAAAGGATGGTCGCCATTTAGACCACGCCTCCCGTGTCGCCGCTTCCCGGCTGGACGCCGCTGTGCTTGTGGCTCAAAAAAACCTTGCCGTCGATCGTCGTGTTGTCGCCGATGGAAACGGCGGAGTTCCCGATGGTCACCTGATCGCTTCCCGTGATGTTAACGGTCTGCGCCGTGACGTTGATCGTTCCCGTCTCGACCTCCAGGTTGAGCTCCTGGTCAGCGTAGTCGAGCGTGATGACCACCTTCCCGTCGTCGCTGCGCAGCTGACAGTTGTCTGGATCATAGTTCTGAATTACATTGGGCTTTGACCAGCAGCCTAGGATCGCAAAGGGGTCCGACAGGCTGTGCCGGCGTGGCACCAGCGGGTCCTGAACTTCCCCGGACTGCCACCACGTGTCGATGCACGCGTCGGCGAAGACCAGCAGGCACTCGTCCCCCGGCTGGACCGGGATGGTCAGCGAAAATCCACCGCCGCGCGGGAGCACCACGGGGACGTCGGCCAGGTCGGGTATCTCCTCCGTCACCAGCTCCTGGTTTTGAATCGTCACCTCGCGCAGCGCCACGCTCACCACGGCCAGCTGCGTGTCAGCGTCAAAGCTCCGAACGATGCCCGGCACCGCCACGCGCAGCGCGCAGCTAAGCTGCCAGAGCGGCAGCCGGTACTTGTTGACGTCGATTCCCAGCCGGGTCGGAAAGTTTACCTGCGGCGTCGACATTACTGCCCCCAGCCTAAGAGCAGCAGCGCTGCGTTCGTCACCCCGTGCACCTCGCTGTACCACTGCGGGCCGCGGGTGTCCCCCACGTGGCGCACCGCCGCTACCTTGTAGATGCCGTCCTGGTCGAGGATGCTGACCCTCTGCCCGATTTGCGCTTTGATAAATCTGATCACGCTGTTGTCAATCTTCGCCTGCTGCGGTGGGTACTGCACTTTAAGCCTAGGATCTAAAAGCACGCGAAAGCTAAGGCCGTCCTGCGTCTGCTGAGGGACGCCGACGATCGACCCGGGGGCCGACGCCACCTGCCCGCTTAGGCTGGGCGGGGAGTACGTAAAAATTTCCCCGCTCGTCGCGCTGTCGCTCAGGTCGCTCAGGACGAGGCCGTCGTCATCCACGTAGTAGGCGTACTGGTTGTCGGCCGCGACCCACGCCAGGAACTCGTCGGGAGTCCCAAAGATGGTCTGCGCCCGTGGAAACTGCGTCGGCTTAATTCCCTTGGGAATCGTCACGTTGCCCAGCGGGTTAAGCGCCTCCTCCACGATGCGCCTCACCAGCTGCGCCTGCGTCGCGTAGGCCGACTGCGCGAAGCTGACGAAGTTGTTGCCCAGCTTGTCGGGACCAATGACGCAGTGAAGGGTCATCTTAAAGTCCACCACGTTGTCCCGTTCCCAGAACGGCTGAAACAGCTTGCCCTTGAAGATCTGTCCGTAGTTGCCGTTTTCGTACCCCGCGCTGACGGTCACCGTCATGCCCTTTTGTAGCAGCGTTTCAGTGGTCTTCGTGTTCAGGTTGTAGAGCACGATGTCCCCGTACCAGAACTGCACGTAGCCGGGCTGCAGGATGTCGAACGTCGCGCGCAGGTTCGACGTTTCGTTGATGGGCGGGTCAAAGATCGCATTCCCGTCCGCGTCGAGCACCTGGATCTCCCACCGGCGCAGGTACCCTGTGGCGCCCGTCGGCTGCTGCGCGGTCGCGCTCACGGCGTGGGCTGGTCCCCCCACACCAGCACGTAGCCGTCGCCCAGGTTGGTGTTGTCAGGAGAGTCGAACGCCGAGGAGGTGTCGTTCCCCGTGTTGATCACGTACGCGCTCCCGATGCCTAGGTAGCCGTACTGCCCCAGGATGTTTGCCGCCGGCCACACGCCCGTCAGCAGCGGCACGCTGTCCAGCAGCAGATTACCACTCGCGTCGCTGATCGACAGCACCCAGTAGTCAGCCATCTCGCTGTAGCGCAGCGCGCAGTTCAGCGTTACGGTTTTCCCGTTGACGTCGACCGTCACCCGAAAGTTCTGGTTCGGCGCGTTGGTCAGCGGCACAACCTGGTTGCTCACCGCGCAAGCCCCGTAAGCTGCGTGGCGAGCGACGACCACGTTCCCGCGCCCGGAATATTGGTTGCTTTCTCAACAATGTGCGTAAGTAACGAATCCTTAGGAAGCAGCGGCTGAAGCGACCCGTCGTGCGTTGCCTGAGACGTCTGGTCCCGCTGGCTCTGGGCCGGCAAAGGCTGCGTCGCCACGTTGACGATCGCCGGAATGATCTGCTGCAGGCTGATCACCGCCCGCAGGCCGCTGATCGTCTTATGGTCGTCGATCACGATAATGTTCTCGATGATCATGTTCGTGTAGGTGCGCAGCCGCGTGGTCAACGTCAGCGGCTGGCGCGACGCCTGAACGCTTAAAAACGTGTTGTAGGCCGACACCGACTTCGGCCCGCTGGCGTACGCCTTTGCATCGTAGCTGTCCATCGCATCCGACATGCCCACGCTCAGCTCCACACGCGCCGGAAGCAGGTACATGTGATCGGTGATCGGCGCCCCCGACTGCGTCGGATGCTGCGTCGCCACAGCCGGCTGCTGATGCAGGAGACGCAGTACGGCGTCGAAGTAGTAGTTCGTGGTGCCGCTTCCCGTCGTGGTCGTCATCACCGCGAGGCTCGTCTGCGGGGGCGCGTTCGTCCACTGCGGCGGGCGCCACGGCCCGCGCTGCGTGCTGGGCGCAGGCGGGGGCGCGATCGAAAAACGCAGCACCGTCCACGGCGCTTCTAAATTTCCCAGGATCGACTGTGAGCCAAAGTTTCCCACCTAGCGATAAACCCCCGTGGCCTGTGACAGCGTGCGCTGCGTCTTCTTTACCAGAGCGTCCTCGATCGCGTGAAGGACGACCGTCTCGATCTCCTCCTTTGACGCCCCGGGCTGCGTGATGTTAATGGTCACCCCTCCCACGTTAAGTTCCCGCTCCTCCACGTCGCGGGCATACTTTTGAACGCTCGCCGGGATCGCGCCGCCCGTGGCCAGCGCCCGCGCCAGCTTGTCGGGACCCCAGTTGTAAGCCTCCAGGGCGAGGGTCTCGTCCTTAAACTGCCTAAGCAGCTGCTGGTAGTAGCGAAGCCCGCCCGCGATGTTCTGCTCGTAGTTGAACGGGTCCTTCACCCCCTCGCGAAGCGCAGTGTCGGGCATCAGCTGCATCACGCCCTTCTCGCCTGATGTGCCCACAGCGTTGGGGTTAAAGTCTGATTCCTGCTTCGCGATGCCCAGGGCCAACCCAGGAGAGATCCCCAGGTTCTGCGCCGTGCTAATGATCGCCCTCACCACGCGGTCGCGCGTCTCCGCCAAGCTTTGTGCCATCGCGCCCGCGGGAACCCCTGGCGCGGGCGGCGCGGGCGGAAGCGTCGGGGGCCCGCCGATCGTCTCCTGCGGCATGGGCGTTTCGCCGTAACGGTTAAACAGGAACCACTTGGCCCAGTCAACGATCTGCTTATCCTCGCGGGTAACCCCCAGCGCCCCCGTCGCCCCCGGCGCGGGCGACCTAACGCCGGCGAGCTGGTCCACGCCTTGCCGAAACAGATCACCCGCCTTCTTAAACTCGCCGTGCCGCGCGGCGTCGAGCGCGTCGCCAAACTTGTCGAGCCCCTGAAACAGCAGCTTGATATCGGCCCACGTCGTCTTGATTGCCGCGTCCACGTCGTCGATCGCCTTTAGGAGCTTCTCAAAGGTAAGCGGCCCCGCGAGCGCCTTGTCGCCCGTCAGCTCGCTCACCATGTGAACGAGCCCGGTCGCGACCTCCCGCGCCGCGGCGCCCAGGTCCTTCGCGATCTGCCACGCCTCCTTGAGCGCCGGCACCAGGTCCGTCGCGATCCCCCGGGAGATCTCCGGGATGCGCGCGATAAAGTTGTTAAGGTACTCGTCGAGCCGTTTCACGCCCTCCTGGCTGTCGAGCCCGAAGGCCCGCGCCAGGCTTACCACCACGCTCTGCCCCAAGTACTGAAACGCCACGCCCAGCTTCGTAAACTCAAAACGGATGTCGCGCAGATTGCGCATCTGCCGCTGGTAATCGCCGCCCAGCTGCTTTTGAAGTAAAGCCTGCTCCTGGATCAGCTCACGAAAGCGCTCACGCAGCTCAGGGTTCCACGCGATCTGGTCGAGGGAGTAGCCCAGCGCCTCGGACGCGATCTTCATCTTTTTCGCCGCGTCCACCGACATGTACATCTGCATCGCGTAGAGCTGAAAGTCAAGCTCCCCCTGGGACACGCTGTTTGCGAGCCCTACGGTCGCCGTGGCGATCGCCGCATACGCTCCGACGATCGAACCCGTCAGCTTTACGAACATGTTGCCCAATCCGACGGTATGGTGCTCCACCTCCCGCTGTACCTTCGCCAGCGTCTGCTCGAACTGCGCCATCTGGTTGGTATCAATCTGCCAGCCCAGCGCGACGAGATAACTTTTGATGACGTCGGTGTCCATCAGCGGTTCCTTATTTCGTCCAGGTATGCGGCCTCGTTCAGCTTATTTTCCTCGATAACGTCAAGAAGCAGGTTGATCTCGATGAGGTCATCGACCGTGTAGGTGCCGTCCCACGTCTCGTGCTGCCGCCACAGTCCCGCCGCCACGGGCCGAAGCAGAAAAGCATCTAGGCCCCGGCCGTCGGCAGGCTTAAAGCCGAGAACGACTTCTCGATCTCCTTTTGGACGGATGGGTCGAAAAAACCCGCAACGTTAAACACCAGCGCGTGCACGGTCAGGATAAGTATCGTTACCGCGTCCGTCTCCAGGTCAGGAAAATTAAACCTCCCCGACGCGTGCACGATGGGCTGCGCTACCTCCTCCCCGTTCGCCCCCACGGGCTCCAGGCGATGACAGGAGGCGAGGCAATGATTTTGTAAGTTGCGAAAATCAGCTTCGCTTATGTGAGCGCTGCGCTTAGCCCCCTCGGGAAGCGCTACGCCCTCGCGGGCGATCGAGGCCTCCACGGCGGAGGGCAGAAGGTAGCTGGCAAGCTGCACCGCCAGCCAGCTTCCCGTGCGAGGGTCCATCTTCATAATTTGGTAACGGTGCTTATTAAGCTCAAGCGTCTTAGAAGTTTCGCGCATAGTTTTATGTCTCCCAGCTTTGCCTAGCTAGTCACCAGCTGAATGCTGTTCGCCGCCATCAGGTGCCACACGAGCTTTTCTCCCTGCGCCGCGTAGACCTTGTTAGGCAGCTTCGTCGGGCTCATGCCCGACAGGTAGTGCGACGTTCCGTCCACCAGGTTGCGCGTGCTGGCCGTCATCGCGGCCCAGGTGGACACGTCGCCCAGGTCAGCCGGCACCTTCACCGCGTTAAACCAGGTCACGAGAAAGTCGTGAAGGTCCGAGGTCTGTTGCACCTCGATGTCCATGGTGCCGTTGTCGCCGGCGATGTATGAAACCATCACCGAGCCGTCCGCCGAAACGTCGTGCACCGTGCGCTCCGTCGTCATCTCAATGGTGATGCGGCCGAGGCCGATGTTTCCCCCGTTGAGCGCGAACCCTCCCACCAGGGGGTGAAACAGGGCGCCGGCCAGGTCCTTAAACGAGTACGTTGTCATATGTCTCCTTTACTGTTGAACCAGCACGTTGATGACCACGAAGTGCACCGCCCCCGCCTCGATGATCGCGGCGTAGATCGGCTGCGCCTTGCGCGCTGCGCGGTCACCCGGCGAAAGCTGGCTCATCGGTAGCGCCAGCGTAAGGTACCCCAGCGGCAAAGGCGTCCCGGGCAGCAGCTTGTTCAGGATCGCCACACCATTCCAAACTCCCGGAGCGATGTACCCAATCGAGACCGAGTTGTCGAGCGCCAGGTTGACCGCATGGATCAGCTGCTGCTCGCCCGCGTCGGTCTGCGGAATCGCCGGGTTCGCCACCAGCAGGTTCATTACATTGTACTGGATGTTCGCCGCCAGCACGTCGCGGTTGATCGTCTGGTAGAAGAACGTTCCCCCGGGCGTGATTCCCTCCTGGAGAATCGTGTACACGTTCGCGTAGCTCGCATAGATGTTGCCGTTCTTCCCACCCACGCCCTGCTGGCCGCAGACGTAGCCCACCTGGGTCGCCGTCAGCGGCTCGTACGCCACGCCCTTGATCGACTTGAACTTCGCCGTGTAGAAGCTCCCCGCGAGTCCAGTGTTCAGGGCCAGGAGGCAGCCCATCACCGCCGCTCCGCCGTAAGCGTTATTAGGGTATGTCCCGCCCTGGGTGGTCGTGTAGATGCCCAGGCTGCGCGACGACCCTGTGTTCTTCAGATAAGTGAAGATGTCGGTCGTCGCCTGGGTCGGAACGTCCGAGTCAGCCGTGTTGAAAAAGTAAAACGCCAGCGGTTGCACCGCCTGAACGTACGCCGCGATCGCCTCGTGATCGGCCTTCACCGCGCCGCAGCAGTATACCCCGTACCAGATAAACGACGCCGCGCGGCAGTACTGGGTCGCCTGAAGAAGCGTCTCGCTCGCCACGGCGACGATGTCCACCTCACAGCCCGTGCCCGCGCCACCCGTGGTGCCGATGGCCGTCCCGGTGGAGTATCCCGTGCCGTCCTGAACGATGGTGATACCGGTAACCGCGCCGTTCGCGCCGAGGCTTGTGACCTGGACGGTTCCCGCCACGCCGCCGTCCACGCCCAGCACGTCGCCCACGAGGTAGCCCGTGCCCCCCGACCCGCTGTGCACGATGACGTTCGACAGGCTGGACGCCGTCGCGTCCTGCCGGCCGATCCACACGTACGTCGGCGCCGGCGTCTGAGAGAAGTAAAGCTCAGCGGCGATATACTCCGGGTCGGTCGGCTGAAAGCCGTCTCCCGCCATGCCCACCAAGCTGGTGTACTGCCGAATCCGCGAGTTCGCGCCCCAGCTGGGAATGTGAGTCGAGGAACCGATGATCAGGCCCTGGTTAAAGGCCGGGGGCGATGCCGCGTTGGCCGAAACCTCGACGATTACATCAACGATCGTCTGAAGCGAAAGTGTATTTGGAACTGAAGCCATTTTAATTCCTTTCTAGTCGTTAACGCTAACCGTAAAGTCAGCCACCACGCCGGCCGCCGTGTTCAGCAGCACCTCGACCGACGCCACGCTCGGCACTGTCGCGTACTCCGTCACCGCCTCGTTGAAGCGCGCGCTGAAGTCCACGCGCTCCCACCACTGCCCGTCCTGCACCTCGGGCAGGCGCCGCGGCTCCGCCAGCTCGCTCACGAGGTAAAGGTTCAACGCCGCCAGCGCGTCGTGCGTCGTTGGGTAAAACAAGCCGCTGCGCACGCGCCGCGCCCAGTCGAAGCTGTTGGGCCCATATAAATTCCAAAAAAATTCCCAAATTCTCGTGTACGTAACAGTAATCTGAAGCGCGGTGGGTGACGTGTTCGCGAGCGCGAAGTCGCGCACGCGGTTGTAGTCATCGTCCACCGTTAGGCCGCGCACGTAGCAGACGTCCGTCGTCGGAGGTGCGAACGGCTGCCCCAGCGGCTGCCACCCCACGCGCACCTGGTCGAACGCCGTCGCCGGCAAGCTAAGCATGGTGAGCGTCACCGCCTGCATAACTGTTTCTGCTTGAATAGGTGTTAACGCGATGTCAGTTGGCATCATAAAACCCACATTCTGTAAGCAATTTAATGCGCCAAGACTGACTACGGTTATGCCGAGCATTTATTAAGGCAGCTTTATGAGAAGCAGTAAAGGGTTTTCCTGCTAAACTTTTTGAAACTCTACGTACGTGCTCAGCGCTTAGTTTTCTACCTTTTAACCCTGCTGATATGCTTTCTCTGTGACTTAAAGTGAGATGGCTACCGCGCGGAACAACGTTGTAACGATTTTTACGTATCTTAGCTCGGGTAGCTTTTGAAGCACGTTTGCCTCGTCGAATATCTCCATGAGCTTTTCGTTTTTCATGAGTCCAAGCCGCGCGTATAGCTGCTGCGATTCTTCTACAAACTTCTCGAGGCACCTTCTTACCTAGACGTAGTTTCTTACCTTTATTTGCAATGGACAACTTCAATCTGGTTTCAATTGAAGCGCCTGTAATACCATCGCCACCGTCTGTCAAGTTATAGCCGTTTGGAGATTTGCAATTCCAACGTCGAATCCATAACACTTCCTTTTTCTTTAACTCATCTAACGTTCGCGCAATTGCTAGCACTTTCCAACTAAAGTTTTGAAAACCGTACTTCTTTATAGCATGTTGAATCGGAGTCGCATTTCTTTGAAAGTGTACCTTAATTCTATTCTCAGCAAGACCTTTAGTCATGCCTACATAACGCTTGCCATTCAACTTATTTATCAATCCGTAGATCTGCATTAGGCGCCAATCATACGAGCAGCTATGGCTTTAAAATATCCACGATTTTGATAATTCCTAACAATCAGCACGCGGAAGCTCACCCCGTTCCAGATCAGTATGTCGCTCGTCATGCCGGGCTGCGGGTTCAGCTGCGTGGTGTACAGCGGCTGCGTGGAGTGGAACGTGCGCAGCTCGTGGGCGCGGTCCGCCTCGGGAATCATCTCGAGCTCCTTCCCGCTGGGCGTCGATACCACGCCGTAGCCGTCAAGCTGCACGCGCTGCTCCTGCCACCCGCCCGCGACAAACTGCCCATCATAGGAACGGCTGATTACGTAGGGATACGACTCATCGAGCCCCGCGCCGTCGATCACGTCCGAAAGGTCGATCTCATTGCTCACTTTGCTGTCCCGATCACGTAGACGATCGCGCGCCGCAGCTCACCCTTATCGATGAGCGGGCGGTCGCTGCCTTTTTGAGCTATTGTACTTGGAGCGTTGGGCGCCCATTTATTTGGTCCCGTGAACCAAGCGCGCACCGCGTTCTGCGCCTCCTGTCCCGCGCGGCGAATGTAGAAGATCATCCCCCGCTTGTCTCCCTCTAAGGCCGCCGCCCCCGCATCCTTGAGCTCGTTCTCAATGTTTACCTTATCAGCCTCAATCGCGGGCTCGATGATGGGCCGCGGCGGAATGCGCCACAGCGGCGACCCGTGCGTATGGACGTACAGCGACAGCGCCGCTCCGTACGTCGCGCCGCGCTTCAGCGCAGGCGCCATCGCCGCGCGCATCGCCGTTGCGCGCACGCCCTGCGTGTGCAGGTACGCCAGCTGGGCGTTCGTGATCCCGCCTGACTGGCGCGCCGCCTTGTCCTCGGGAACCCCTACGAACACACGCACGTTTCCCAGCTCAGCGAGGGACGCCGCGCGCTCCTTCGCGGATATTTTTTCCACGCCCGTCAATGTCACCGTCGGTCTAATCATAGAAATTGCGCCGGGGCGGGCCGAGCGGGAGAACGCCCCTGCCTGTCAGGGCAAGCGCGACTATGCGCTAGCGCCCGGCCCGCTCCCGGCACCTCAACGCGCCCACGTGCAGCGCTAGCTTTTTGAAACGTCAGGAACAAGCTTCATCCTATTATTGAAGTTAGGATGCGTCGAAGCCAAAGCGCCGGTCTCAGCAGGAAACAACGCTAGCACGTCATCAACGTGCAAGCAGTCCTTAAGGTCCGGACACGGATCCTGCGGGCTGATAATCGCAAGCTTTCCATTACAGTCGTTGTTTCCCGCGGTTGCGTCGTACAAAATACCGACGACGGGCCCGCCGTAGCCAAACTTTACAACCTTGTCGCCGTTCTTCGCTGGCCTTCCATTTGCGTAATGCATCTAACGTCCTTTCTTTTTAGTCATGCCTTGGGCACCCTGCCTCGGGCACGAAGCCGTACGGCGCGACCCACTCGCAGCAGTAAGTGTCGCGATGAACCCGCGGATCAAGCAGGTTCATCAGCGCGCAAAACTCATCGCTGTACCAATGCGCGCGTATCGGCACCTTGTTCATCAACACGCAGAAGCCATGTGGGTACCGAGCTACGCCGTTCACCACAGCAACACCATGCCCATGCCCGCGATCTTCGCCAGCGTCGCGAACTGCGTCCCATAACGCGTCTCCGTCCACGCGGCCCAGTCCTCCAGCCCGCTCACCAGCTGCGACGAGGCGCTGACGTCTCCCGCGCTGCGCGACAGCATGATCCCGTGTTCCAGGCCCGACGCCGCGACCTGCCCCGCCGTAACTCCGGGGTTTCCCTCCGCCTGGAGGTACAGTGTACAGAAGTGCGCGACGAACAGCTCCATCCCCAGGTACCACTGCTCCATCCAGCGCCCGTACGCGAGGGACGCCTGCGCCAGGTTAATGTACGCCACCAGCGCCGGGAGCGGCACCACGGGAAGGTTGTAGATCGTAAGTGCATCTCCCGCGGCGTTCAGCTGCGCCGGGTTGCTCATGACCAGGCTCAGCGGCGACAGGCTCCCGATCGAGGCGATCGTCGACCCGGGCGCCAACGCCTTCGCCGCGTCGAACACCGCCTCAGAAACCGACAGCCCCGCGATGGAGCTTACGATCACCACGTCGCTCCCCTCGGTGGTCTGAAGCGTGGGCGACAGCACGCCGCCTGTCGCATTCAGCAGCACGTCGTTCACCGCCGTCGCCACCGCGGGCGCGCTCAACGTCAGCGCGTAGGTCCCTACCGCCAGGAGGCTCGTCGCGGGCGGGATTCCTCGCGCCGCGTCGCTCACCCACAGCCCGGGAAGCAGGCTGGTGGCGACGTTGACCGCAACTACGCTGCTCCCCAGGGTCAGGGTCGCCTCGGGCGGCGGGCTCAGCGCCGCGCCTCCGAACTTCGAGCGCACCGCCAGGAACTCATTCACCCCCCAGGGAGGGTTCCCGCCCGGCGCGACGTAGTTCAGCGCAGCAACGATATTCTGCGTCTGCTCGTAGTACCCGCCCCACCACTGTGAGAGAAGCTGGTTAACATCAGGCATCGTGCCCATCTAGCTTTTCTCCGGGGGCTTCGTAAACCAGCCGCGAATGACAGCGTACTCCGCCGTCCCAAACGCGATCCAAAATCGATGCCACCCTGCCTGCGTAAACAGGCTCCCGTCGGCGACGTAGCTATACCCCTGGGTGGAGATAAACGACGCCGCCCCCACCTCCACGGTAAGAAGAAACGCCCTTACCGTGGGGTGCGCTGCGAGGTAGGCCTTCACCCAGTTCAGCAGCTTGCTCATCTTAAAACCCTCCTAGAGAATAAACCGGGTAACCTTGAGGGTAGCCCGCCGCTACCCGGTTTTGTTCCCTATTTCGTCTTCGCGGCCTTCTGCTGCTGTGCAGTGTCCAGCGCCGCCTTGTCAGCCGCGGCCTTCTCCGCCGCAGCCTTCTCGGCAGCTTCCTTTTCCGCCGCGGCCTTCTCCGCCGCGGCTGTGTCAACGGCGGGCACCGCTACCGCGGGCGCCGCCTGAACCACGATCGCGTCTCCGTCATTTAGCGCCATCTTAAAGATGGGCTCGTCGGCGACCCAGTCAGGAACGTCCTGAAACTTATCGACTTCCGTTTCGAAGAACGCCTCGGTAAAGTCGCGTTGGCCCGCGACCAGCTGCACGTTGCCCGTGCCGCCCGTGGGCTTCTCCGGCGCGGAGAGCAGCGACACTCCCGGCCGGAGAAACCGCAGCTTACACTTCGTATAGATGCGCATAGTTTTATTCTCCCGTTAAATTCCGTCCGAGTACTGAACGGGTTGGAAGTAGAGGAACTTTACGACGCCCACCTGTCCCAGGTAAAGCGTAAGGTACGCGCCGCCCTCGGCCACCGTTGGGGTCGTCATCACGCGGCTGATCGGCACCGTGACATCGAGGTACAGTCGGTCGTCGTCATTAACGTAGCCCACCATGCGGTCGCTGCTCGACTGCCCAGCGCCGATGCACCAGCGGGACGGGAAGATCTGGAGGTTGCGCCCCTGGCTCTTTCCGATGTTGTTCTGCAGGAGATACGTCAGGATGCTGACATTTCCCGCCGAGCTGACGATCTGGCTCGCGATCCACGCGAACTGCGTGGGCGGTATCAGAATGTGGTCGGCCATACCGGTGGTGTCGTACTGGCTGGCGGCCCACGTGCTGACCATCAGCGAGTTTACATCGTTGAGGATCTCCATCGGCGTCTTGTAGATCCACTGGGTCTTCTGGCTCGCGCCCACCGGCACCGCCACGCGCGCGACCGACGTGTTGTTAACCAGGCCGTACTGGCCGGAGATGGGCCCCGTGTAGGTGACGGAGTCCAGCGTCTTGTTCCAGTTCAGCTTGATGCCCTTGTCAAGAAGGTCTTCCAGCGAGCGCCCCACCTGCTGCATCTTCTGGAGGTCGATGAAGCTGACCTTCAGAATGTTGCCCCAGTTGAACACACGGTAGATGTCCTTATTCAGGTTCGCCTGCATGGTCGGGATCGTGTTCGTCTGCCCGCCCATCAGGCCAAACATGTTTGGTCCGCTGATCTGATAATCAACGTTGAACACTGAGGTGAAGTCGACCCAGCCGCCGCCCGACTTTACGGGCACATCGCGCATCCAGGTGACCGAGGTTAAGGGCTCGCGCACCTTCGGGTCAAGCTTTTCAAGCTCAGACTGAAGAAACGCCATGCCGCCCGCGATGGCCGCGTCCGTCATGCCCAGGCCCAGGAGGGCACCCGAGCCCGCGCCGCCCGAGCTGTCGTGCGTCATGCGCGCCAGCATCAAACGCGCGCTGGCCGGGTCGATGCCCGGTACGCCGCTTGCGTACTTTGAAAATTGTTCCAACATTTTTATTCCTTTCCCTTTGGTTAGCGCGAACAGCCCTCTTACGCGATGTTGCGCGTAATCAGCGTAATTTCGCAAACGTTGTTGACATCAACGATGCCCGTGGTGATAAGGCAGTTCGTCAGCTGCACGGTGTGCGCGCCATCCGCGGCCGGCTCAAGGTCTCCCACCGCCGCGCTGGGATAGCTGCCGTTCGTGCTGATGCGCAGGTAAAGCGGGCCCGAGGCCAGCACCGACGACGCCTGCGGGTTCTTCAGCGTGATCACGACGTTCCCGCGCACGATCACGTCGGCCGGGGCTCCCGGCGCGTAGTAGGCCAGGCTCGAGGCCACGTACGCCTCCGCCGACTTCACTTCGCGTATCGCGAACCCCGCGAAGGCGACCGTCCCGTTCGGCGCGAACGAAAACACGCCGCCGTTGTTGATCCAGCCCGCGGCCTGCGAGTAGACGCCGCCCGTGGCGTTTTGCACCAGCACCACGGCGTCACCAAAGTTAATGTTCCAGGTATCCGCCACCTCAACCTGACCCGACCGTATTACCAACGACGGATCATTTCGGCTGTAGGTGCCTGGAAACCCCTCGTACATCTGAGTGCCAACTACCGTTCCTGGCATAGCTTGTTAAGCTCCCTTCGAAAGGTTAAGGGAGGCCGCCCTTAGTTGACGACCTCGTTAGGGTTCTTGTTGCGGTACTTCTTGCACATGTCCTCGAAGTCCGCTCCCGCCTGGCTGGGCTTCGCGCCCTCGTCGCCCATCGCGACGCCGCCGTTCAGCTCAGCATTGCGCACCGCGTCCGGCTTCTTGGTGTGAAGCAGGTCGCCGTACCGCGACGCGTCCTTCGTGCTAAGCCGTCTGCCCTTGGCCATCGCCATGGCGAGGTTGAACGCCACGCGATCATCCTTCGTACCGTGAGCGGCGATCAGCGGACGCAGCTTGCGCAGTGCGTCCACGGTCTGGGGCGCCCCCGGGATCGGGTTCTTCGGCCGATCTTCCTTAGGCTGCGTCTCGACGGGCACGAAGTCGTGATCATCTTCTGACTCCTCGTGCTCCATCCCCTCCTCTTCCTTCTCGCCTGGCTCCGAAGCGCCCGCGCCCTCGAGCTTTGCGATCTTTCCCTCGAGGTCCGTAACCCGCCGGTGCCAGTCGTCATCGTCGTCGTCGCGCATCTTACGGCGATCGTCATCGTCGTCATCGTCACGCGCACGCATCCTGCGATCATCATCATCGTCATCGTCGTCGCGCGTCCGCTTCTTGCGGTCCTCGTTACGCTTCTCCGCGCGCTTCTCACCCTCCTCGGCGGCCTCCTTATTGCGCTCCACCGCCTCAGGCTCCTCGTCCCGCGTTGGCACAAACTTCAGGCCCAGCTCGCGGAACAGGCCAAACGTCTGCTTTAGGACGCTGATCGCTCCCACCGGGCTGTCGTTCGCCGTTTGGTTGTTAGTGTTGGTTTCTGGCAAGTTACCGCCGTCCTTTCCCTCGCCGCCCAGGGCGGCGTCGTTGATTCGCACATCACTTCCCGCGCGGCCCTCTTTTACTACCGCGAAGTGATTAATGCGAATGTTCTTTTGCCGATAATCGTTCCCCCTTATCGGCTCGTAGTCGCACGAATACCCCACGCTGATTTGCCGCGTGCCATTCGAGATCTCATTACAGAGCTCCACGTCCACCACGTACAGATCAGCGAGAAGAAGACGCTCCCCCTCAGAGTCGGTAAAGTCGCTCTCGCGAACGAACTGCCCGTGCCCCCGCAGGTAAGCGTTGTAGTTCTCCGGCGACAGGAACACCGGGGGGTGACGAAACGTAACCGGCTTCCCCTCGCCTGAGGCGATCGCCGCCTGCGAAAACACCTCCCGCGGGTCGCGCCACACGCGCACCTCCTCATCCCCGGGAAGCCCGATCTCGTTCGCCTTGTACAGCTGCCACCCCGTCCGCGCGATGGGAACGTTGCGGCAGATAAGGAAGCCCTCCGGCGTGCGCGTGATGTTCTCGCTCAGCCGGGAGCCAAAGTACGTCATCGCGGGCGTAAGCGCCGGGGCCCCGATCGCGTCGAGGGTCGCCACGCCCCTACTCCCCAAACCTCGAGATCGCGTCCAGCCCGCTTACCCCCGAGGGGTAGGAGGGGACAGACGCATTCTCCTGCTCGGTCTTCACGTGCTCGCCGCCCGCGTTATTCAGCGTGACGGCGGGCGCGTCCCGCATGGTGAGCGGGGACGCCACCCTAGGCGCGTGCGTGGCCGCGGCGATCGCGTCCAGCCCGCTCAGGCCCGCGTCCCCCGTGCGCCGCGCCTCGCTCTCCGCGATCGCGATGGCCTGCTTCTGCGGTTTCCCGTGGTGCATCTCCGTTTCGATGTTCTTGCTGATGGTTTCCTCGCTTGAGCCTTCCCTCAACGGCACGTTGCGCCTCCTTACTGCTGCACGTAGTCGACGAAGCCGTCCAGGCTCGTCGCGCCCGAGGCCGTGGTGACACAGAGCTCGCCCCCCGACGCCCCCGCGAACTGAACGTGGGTACCCGCCGTGGTCACCAGCGTGGTGGTGGGGAACAATGGTGACCCGGTGATCGACGTGGCGCCGGTGTCACACGCCGTCGAGACCTTCGTTCCGGTCTTGAACGTCGTCGCGCCCGTGCCCACGGCGACCAGCGAGTAAGCGCACACGTACACGGTCTTCCCAGCGGACGCCGCCACCAGCTCCGTGGTCGTCGCCGTCGTGATGTGCACCGGAACGGAGAGCTTCAGCACCGCTGGATTCTGGCAGGGATCCGCCCATTGTGGATATTGGAAGGTTTGCGTCTGCGCCGCTCCCAGCGTGGCGAGCGCCACGACCAGGGCCGCGACTAACAAGATTGTACGTTTCATACTGACATGCTCCTTATGGCTGCGTGTTGGTTCACGGCCAGGCCGCGAAACTTTGTTAGCGTCATACGGCGGATCGCGCCGCCGTAGTAGACCCGCGCCGGCCAGCTCACCTGGTCGTAGCGCAGGAGCGGCTCAGCCGAACACCGGCAGTTGAAGATCTCCCCCGGGGCGTACGCCCCCTCGTCGCGCTCCCCCGCCAGCACCTCGGGGTGCGGGTCGTCGGCGAACGGGCAAAGGACGCCGTCCATCCAGCGATGGCTCAGGCGCACGCGCTGGTCTTCTGAAGTTCTCCAAACGTACCACGAACTTCCAATTTCCTCCGCGCGCGCCCGCGTCAGCGCCGTCGAGGCCTTCGCGGTCTCCGTGCGCGCGATGAGCGCTGCCCGCGCCCGGTACGCCCGCGGCCACACGCCGCGCAGCTCCCGCGCGATCGTCTCGCTGCGCGCGCCGGCCTGCGCCAGCCGCGCCACCTTCCGCGTCGCCTGGAGCGCGAGGTCCTGGGGCAGCGTCGCGATCAGGCCCGCGTTTTCAGTCACCTTCGCCCGCACCGTGCGCCCCACGCGCCCGCGCAGCTCCGCGCTTACCGCCGTGAAGATCCGCTGCCCCTCCCCCGCCTCGCGCGCCGCCGCGCGCCACATCTGCGAGTTCTGCTGAAGCACGTTCGTCACCATTCGCCCCGCCGCCGTCTCCGCGTACGCGTGAAACACGCGGTCGAGCTCCTGCCACCGCGTGAGGCGCGCGACGAGCTCCCCCAGCGTCGCGTGCGTGGGGAGCGCGAGGTACCTGTCCAGCAGCTGTAGCAGCTGACGGCGGTACTCTTCCTCAATGCGCTTGAACGGCTGCCAGGCTGACGACTTCATTTACGCGTCCCGTCGATAGGCAGAAAGTCGCGCGCGTCCTCCGCCTTCTGCAGACGGCGCTTCAGGGTCAGTAGTGTCAGGCGCTTCTCGAGGGCGTCGACCGTGCGGCGGGCGTCTTTACTAGCCTTACTACGCGCTTTATTTAGACTTCTCATACGCCCTTCATAAATGCGCTGCGCATAGTATTGATTATTTGGAGCCATATTTCCGCGTAATGGTTTTCCAAAGCTTCCACCACCCCGCTTGCGCGTCTCCGCCGCCTTGCGCGCGCCCTCGCTTGTGCCCGCGTCGTTTGTAAGGCGCGCCACGCGCCGCTCCAGGGAATCCAGCACCTTCGCTACGTTCATTCCTCTTCCTCCTTTTCTTCCTTCGCAGGCTCCAGTTCCACGGCCAAGGTCTCGCCCTCGGCGAGAGGCACGATGAGCTTCTCACCCTCCTCGGCGTCCTTCGTTGCCTGTCCTACGCTGCGACGGAACTCCTCGAGCGGGACGCGCGTGAGACCGTCGAAGTGGTCGCGATCGTCGTAGTTCGCCCGGAACGCTGCCAAGGCCTCCGCCTCGTCATTGAACCCGAGCATACACTTGTCCTCGTCATACACGCCCGTCTCCGGGTTCTTCGTGTGGATCACGTAGACATAGTCGGCAGACTCGTGCGGCCCGAGGAAGCAGTCCAGCTCGTCGCCGTCCGCCCAGCGCGTCCTGGGAACGTAGCCGTAGTCGTTCCTCAGGCGCACGCTGAACCCCGGGCCACTGCGCGTCTCTCCCGCCTTCGTCTCGACCTCAACGCGCAGCCCGTTGAAGGTGCGCGGCGTGGTAGGCGACTGCGTGCCGTCTACGTAGGAGTCCTTACTTTCACGCCGCTTTAATTCTTCCAATTCTTTTTCTTTACGTAGGGTTTCTTCTTTTTTCGTCTGATGGCGTTGAATAGAACGTTGCGCTTCTATTAAATCACCATTATAAAGAACGCTAGTAAGTGGCCCTGGTTGTTTTCCCTTTTCAGTGACAGCATAACCCCTTGGTGATTCTGTTATTTGGAAGTTTTTTGTCTGAAAAAAGGGCTTATTTGTACTGCTACCAGAAGTAAACTCCCCGCCCTCATTGCGCGGGTGCTCCTCTTCCTTAAACTCCGCGTCACGGGTCGCGCGGCGCCACAGCGCCTGGAACAAGGGACGCAGGCCGCGCGCCACAGCGCGTCGATCGTCCTGGGTTTTGCGCGCCCTGCGATCCGCGTGGCTTGCCAACGCCGCGCCCAGCGCCCGCAGGCCCGCGTCCCTTGTCTCGGGCGCCGGGGCGGTCGACGTCCACAGCCGTCTGACCGTCGCGCGCACCGCGTCCGTCACCGAGCGCTGCTCCTCCGCTTCCGCTTCCACGGGCTCCGCCTCGGGCTCGATGTTTTCCTCCGCGCCCTCGCCGGGCGGGAGCTGAAGCGGCTCCTCGCTCCCGGCGCCCAGCAGGCCCTCCATCCCGGGCTGCGCGATGTCGTTCGTCGCCTCGGCGATGTCCTCGTCGGTGATGTTCGTGCCGAAGCCCGTCAC